TTAATAACCATCCGATCCCACGGCGCGGGGCATGGATGGGGCAAACTCACTCAATTTCTGGTTGAGGATGAGTACCTGGTCCTGGTTATTTTCAGCCATCCAGGATCCGTACACCCGGTAAACCATTTGCGCGTCGGTGTGGCCCATTTGCTTCGCGATGAAGTTAGGGTTGGCACCGGCAGCTAACGACCAGCATGCATACGTGTGTCGGGACTGGTATGCTCTGCGATAACGAATCCCGGCGCGTCGCATTGCCGCTTCCCACGACTGGTTAATCGATCCCACTGCGTAATGATGCCCGGCACGGCCATTACGTGATGCGATCTGCGGGTTGAACACGAACGTGCATGGATGCACATCGGTACGGCCATACTCGCGCAGTTTCACCTCAACCTGATACTGCTTACCCAGGCGTGTTAACTCGGCCTGGCTCTTCAGCACGTCGATCGCTGGCTGAATGAGGTTGATGATACGGTCCGTCCCGGCCTCTGTTTTCGGAAGGGTGAACTCCTTCGTTAATGTGTGGTTCCGGCGGATCATCATCGTACCCGCTTTCAGGTCGATGTCTTCCCAGGCCAGCGACACAAGTTCTCCGTGGCGCACGCCGGTGTAGACGGCAAGAGACCACATGTTTTTCAGTTGCTGGTGGGCGCAGGCGTTAATCAACCTGACAAACTCATCGCGCGTCAGCGGGTCAGGCTCGCATCGTGACCGCTTAAGCATGGCGATCCCGGTGAACGGATTCACCCGTACATAACCGCTGTCAGCGGCAAACTTAAACATCCCGCCCATGGTCTTCATGTAGTTGTTGACCGTTCTGACGGAGCGTCCTTTTACCGGCGTTTTCTGTCCTGTCTTCAGGGTGTGATAACCGGTCAGCAATTCCTTCCTGATAAACAGCAGGTCTTCCTGAGTCACCGCTGAAACCAGCCTGTCCCCGCCAATTCTCGGCACCATGTTGCGCGCTATAGATGAATAGCGAGACATAGCGTTGGTGCTGATCTCCATGCGTTTCAATTCCAGCCACTTGTTAGCCAGCTCCAGCACGGTGATTTCCTTGCTCTCCACACCAAACCTTTTCAGGTTCGGCGAGTCCGGGAACTGGGACGAATAGTTGAAGTTTCCGGTCTTTATCGAAAAGCACACCGACGCGCGCAGCTCGCCAGCGACCTTTCTGTTTTTTGGTGTGTCCGGCACGCCTAGGCTTTCACGAACCCGGGTACCTTTATAGATAAACCATATGCGGAGCGTGCCGCCATGGTTCTCCACGCCTGTTGGGTATGCTGACTTAGCCATTATTCCCTCCTGACGTCCAAGAGCCCGCTAAGCATAAACGGATCTTCATTGGCGCGCACCCGGCTGTTTCTTTGACATGCTCTTAACCCACTGGTCTACAGCTTTACGGTTGTACATGCATTCACTGTTTTCTTTTGGATTACCGTCTGGTGCAACGTGAAGATATTCGCGCCCAACCATCCAGGACTTTTTACGAGCTGCCTCGATAGTTCCCGGGCGAAGGCCGGTAATCTCGACGAGCTTTTCCTGTGTAACCCAGTCGTTTGGTACGATTAAAGTTATTTCGCTCATGAGCGCTCCTATGACATCGTTTTATAAAACTGCGGCTGGTCTGGCGTGGCCGCGCGTAGTTCGTATTCGTAATGGATCTGATAAGTGCCGCCATCCCAAGCGACATAAACCCGGGCCTTGTCGTTTTCCGGCTCCAGCAGGCTTTCTATTCTTCCTCTGATCCCGCCGGTCTTCTTCTGGACTAATGCGCCCACATTAAAAGCAGCCATTGCACACCTTCCGGTTCGTGAAGAAATGAGATGAGAGCACCCAGCGCCATAAGTGCAGCGATGAGCCAGGTCATGGGGTTTGAATGCATGGTTAACTTCCAAAAAGAAGCCCGGCGCTGGGCCGGGCAAAATGGATGACGTTGCAGTGCTTTCGCACCCAATAGCCAGCTCATAACTGGCTATCAATTGCGTCATTCATGTTGATGATTAACGATGTCGTAAAATTGTCCGTAGGTAATCTTCTTGAAGTTATCCGGTATCACTACTTCTCCGTGCCGTTCTTCTTTATCGTTAGGTATTGCAAAAACAAGGCAATCATCGCGCTCAGGGTGCTTTCCTCCATATGTGGATAACATGGCAAATCCGAAACCTCTGCCAGACTGACCACCAATACCCGTGCGCATAATTCCGTAATGATTGACTATGTAGTCATTCCACTCAGGAAGTGATTTAAGCTTGTTATTTGCCTCTTCCTTCACGGCGTCGAGAACTTTGTTGTAAGCCCTGCCTTCTTTCGTATTTCCTTTGCCTCGGCCAAGGACTACGCGCTTACCATCAAACATTTCTTCTCGCTTAATGGTCATTGGGCAGGGGAATTCATATCCCTTTTCCCACACAAAGCCACTGAGCAATCCACCGCCACCACCCCATCCGCTTGATGTTGTCCATGCGATAGCACCAACTTTTCCTACTGCATCAGGAAGAATGGCGTTCCTTTGTTTACTAATTTCCTCATATCCATCAATCAGCGATTTCACATCATCGCCTTCCACCATGTAGTAATCGTAAAATTTGCTTTGATCTGACATTGCTATCCCTCATGCCGCCCGCATAGCGCGGAGGCGTTTTAAGTGTTCTGCTGTTTCAAGTTCGGCGCGTATCTGTGCCGCCTCGTGAAAGTCGAGATATTGAAAGTCATTGTTGAATCGGTCGATTGAAGCGGTGTTGATCCGGCCCTGTCGCCAGTAGCGGACTATCTGTGATGTGCAGCTGTGGATGATGACAGGCCAACCGTGCTGGTCAGCGTAAATCTGACCCCGTTGAATGAGTGCAAACATCACGCACCTCACCGTTATTGATGGATGAACCTAGTTGAGATTTAGCGCTTTGATAAGCTGCTGAGGCTTCTTCTTCGGTTGCATAGTCACCGAGATATTTAGTCTTCCCATTTTTTGTTATGTGCGCAGTCCACCGACCTGAAGGTCTTTTTGATACCCCAACAAATTTTGATGCACTTCCTCTTCGTTTTCTTTGGTTTGACTGCTGTTCAGACAATGTCGACCATCTGCAATTTTCAGGACAATAACCAGAGGAGTTGTCTATTCGATCGAGAGTTGTTCCTTTTGGTCTCGGTCCCATATCTTCATAAAATGCTGAGAATTCCCTCCACCTATCGCATACGAATATTCCCCGGCCTCCGTAATCCTCATATCTCTTGTTATTTATATTGTTGCACCGCTGCATCATTGAGTCCCAACTGTGGTACTCGCGACTTCCTGTCATTCCATGCTTTCTGCTAATTTTTGAGACGGTTTCTCGATGAAGGCACCCACATGATTTAACTGATCCGTTTTTGAAGCTACATAGGCGGATGGCTTTTTTAGTTCCGCACTCACACTGAAACAAACCCATTTTGTGTTTCCTTTGTGATGGCAATTCCTCTAAAAAAGTCAGACGGTTCTTCTTATCTCCCGGTTTTAATTCTGTAGGCATATTACCCCCTAAATATCTTGGCCTGTCTTTCGGATAACTCTGCACAATCAACACATAACTTGACGCCTGGAATGGCCTTCCTTCTACTATCAGGAATTTTTGATCCGCATTCTTCACAACGCTCAGCTGATACGGCGTTGCGGTTGAGTCGGTGAGCGGAAAGGGCAGCGTTACGCTGAAGCTCTTCAATCTCTGCTGCGGTGTCGATGATGTCCATGGTCAGTGCTCCCGGAACTGTCGGTTAATACGGTTGAAGGTGAACGCCAGCAATAAAAAAGGAGCCTTAAGCTCCTGGGTGATTAGTGCCTTCATGCTGCACCGCCTTCATTCTTCTCAGCTTCCACTGCCATCTGCTCAAGCCGTCGCGATAGCTCGGCGGCCAGCGTCTGGAATTCTTCATCGGTCGCCACCGGGATCGGCACAAAGCGAATCCCGATGTGCGCCAGGTGGTTGGCAATTTCGAGGCTTTTCCTCAAATCAACGGGTGCGGCTTTGTTCATGCTGGTAACCCTTTCACTGCGAGGAAGGTAGCCATCGACTTATCGACCATCTTCGTGTTGTGGTATTTGGAGATCGCCCAGGTGATGGCAAAGAGTATCCAGCGGAAGTGGCTGGTGTAGGTCTTGAATGTCAGCCCGTCGCAGACGTCCCACGCACTCCAACTTTCTGGCCAGTCAGCGTTATAAACTGCCTGGCATGCTTCCCAATCATTGCTAAACCCACCGCGGCATAATTCACGGACTACCTCACGAACTTTGGCTTTATCACTGTCTGGAGTATCGTCTTCATCATCCCAGTCTTCGTCTTCCTGCTGGTCTTCTGGATCATCTTCCAGATATTCGCTCATTGATTCCTTCAGGCTCCGGCAAAAAGCATCATGATCGTACTCTTTCGCCAATAGCTCACACGCTGAATAGCCAGCGCCAGCCTCCAGCTTTTCTGACCAGTAACCGGTGTTAATACCGTCTTGCCACGGACCGAAAAAGTCGAACATGTCCGCGATACGGGAGAATGTCCAGGTGCCCATGTCGCCGGTGACAGTCAGATATCCCGGCCAGGTGATAATGTCGAAGTAATAACAGGACGTGCCGGGCCGCTTCATGCGCAGGTGGCGGTAAAGACCGTCATCACGGATTATTTCAAGTCGGTGAAAGGCGGTATCAAGCAGAAATCGGGTTGATGTATCGATCTGTCGGCGAATCATTGTTCGGCTCCAAACCGCCCGTTAAGGCGGCCAGTTTTGACGACGAACTCCAGAAGGCTAACTCCCAGAGCTTCTATTTTCTTGTGATGCTTGTTGATGATGGGAGGCACCGTTTCGTTCCAGTTTGGCTTTGGCTTCTTGCGCATTGCCTGCTGGATTTCCTCGGTGCAGCGGCGGCAGGCGGCGCTGATGGCGTTGTCTTTTTCAGGCGTCATAGTTAAATCCCCAAAGTGGCGACAATATCCTTCGCAGTCTCACGTGTGCTGCCCTTGCTGGATATCGCCCGCCGGGAATCAACATGGTGAAGGGTGAATCCGTGTTGCTCATAAAGTTCAAGCACTCGCGGCGCGGTTGAGTTACTGATGAGAACTTTCGCGCCTCGCTGGTGGGCTGCCACACAGCTTTCCGCAAGTGAAATCTGATCAGCCCATGAGAAACCGCCTGCGGCGTAATTTGTGAAACCTGCGGTACCAGGCAACGGCTCATACGGTGGGTCGCAGTAAGCAACATCACCCTCACCGGCCAGCGCCAGAGTCCTTCGATATCCAGCATTCATAAACACGCATTTATGCGACTTCTGCTTGAATGCCTTTATCTCAATTTCGGGAAAATATGGCGCTTCGTATTTGCCCCACCCAACGTTAAAGAAACCTTCACGGTTATAGCGAATCAAGCCGTTAAAGCAGTGTCGATTGAGGAAGAGAAAGGCTACTGCGCGTTCAGGTGCGCCCATTCGCTGGTTATTAAACTCATCTCGCAGCTCTTTGTACGCCTCTTCACTGTTGGCACGCTCAAACAGTATTTTGGCAAGCGAGCATACTCTGATGTGGTCAACTTCAAGCATCTGATAGAGGTTAATCAGATCTGCATTGACGTCAGCAAGCAGGAAAGATTCGTGCTTTTCGACGTTGAGAAAGACCGAGCCGCCACCCACGAATGGCTCAATGAGGCGTTTACCGGCTGGTATTAGTCGATCCAGCTCCGGGAGCAGCGAGTATTTTCCGCCAGCCCATTTAAGGAACGGTCGTTGCCAGTTGCGCGGTGCAGGCGCTTCGACTGGAAGCGCTGCGGCGATGCGCTCTCCGATCCAGCGCATAACCGGTACTGCCATGCTATTTCCGATGGCTTTATAGCGTGGTCCGTCCGGGCATTCATCAGCATCCTTCCCGCGCCAGCCGATCAGAGTGTGATTATCAGGAAAGCCCTGAAGGCGCTCGCACTCAATCGGAGTAAGTCGGCGCACGGCAACACCATGCATTACCGCCGGTGCAAGGTTGGTTCCGCTGCTGGCGCTGGTTAATGTCGGTGATTGCTCTTCCGCATAACCAATGCCACCCGCTTTCGCACCCTGTCCGGCCTTGAATGCATACGCAATAGCTGGCGGCTGGCCGCTGTTAGCGTGGCTTTTATCGTGGTTTCCTGCACGAATCGTTGGCGATAAATCCGACGTAGCATCAGCGCCATTATCTTTGTAGCTAAATGCGATGCAGGCGTTTTCTTGTCCGTTGTTGCGGCCAAGTGTGTGCGCCAGTTCTCGGTTGGTGTCAGGATCCTGCGTACCGTGCACTGCGAAAGTTTCCACTTCAAAGTCTATTCTCTGTCCTTTCGCAGTCAGGCAGGCTGCAACATCGATGTTTCCACTGGTATTTCCGCCGCCGAAAGCCACAACTGGGACACCTCTCCCGGTTCCGTCCTCACTACCATCAAACCCTTCACCCTTTAATGTGTGGCTAACGTCACCATTAGCGCACTGAGCTATCAGGTGTCCTGCTTGTGCCTGATTGTCGTCAGCGCCACACGTTCCAACGCCTCTTGGAGTAAGTGCGGCAACTGCCTTTTGCGTTTCTCGGCGCGGCGCAGAATCCCGGCGCACGCTGTTGAGCTCAAAAAGTACCGCTGCGGGATCGAATCCTTTTCGAGCACTTGAGACAACGAACACACGGCGGCGTCGTTGGGCCACTCCGAAAAATTGAGCATCAAGGACACGCCAGGCGATAACCCTTTGTGGTCCAGACACACAACCTGCGTGCGTCCATTTTCCCCCTGCTGGCTGCAACTCACTGCTTTCTCCGGCAAGTCCTGCCAGAAAGCACCCGAAGGCATTGTCTTTGCTGCTGAGCACGCCTGGGACGTTTTCCCAGACGATGATTGATTCTGGCTCACCGCGTTCGCGGCGCTTTGCGTCGATTGCATTGGCTAATTCCACGTAAGAGAGGGTTAACTGCCCGCGGTCGTCAGACAGGCCTTCACGTAAGCCTGCGATACTGAATGCCTGGCAGGGCGTGCCACCGACAAGAACATCAGGCGCTTCGACATCACCAGCGCGCACCGCATCGGCGATTTTGGTCATGTCGCCGAGGTTGGTTACTTCCGGCCAGTGATGGGCGAGGACTGCGGATGGGAATGGTTCGATTTCAGAGAACCAGGCGGGTTTCCAGCCGAGAGGTTCCCATGCTTTGCTGGCAGCTTCGATGCCGCTGCACACGCTTCCGTATTTCATGATGCACGCTCCGGATCGTTAACATCCCAGCCATTACGCTCAATATTGGTTTGCAGCCGCTTATCTCCGACCTCTTCAATGCTGCGGCCGGTAATCTCTGCGACTTCAGCGTTTGAGTGTCGCCACAGCAGCGCCAGCTCTTCGAGTGACCACGCTTTCATAGCACTGACTCCATTTCGTCGATGTAGAGGCCCTGAGCAATCAAGCGGCGACGCCGGGCGGCACGTTCAATGCACTCCTGCCGCCTGCCTTCCTGCGATTGCTCAATGGCGCGCCGGGTGAACAACCGCGATTTACCTTGCGGAGTTACGACCTTTGGTTTCGTTACCAGGTCGAATGTCCGGTCGCAGATACCGTCATCGTTGATCCATTTTTCCGACTCAACGATCTGAGCTATCTGTCCGGAGCCGCGGGTAATGCCGTTGGCGACCCGGTTAAACTCGATGAGCGTTACGCCAAACTTCTCGGCGATTTCGCTACCGGTTACCGGGCGGCCCCGCGTCTGAATCATCCAGATAACGCGCTCACGTAGGCCCGAGAATTGCCCGGTTCGCCCGGGCCGGCGGTAGAAGGGTGTGCGTTTCATGGCGGCACCTACTTAATAAGGAGTGAAGGTTTGCCGAGTTTTATTTGCGCGCCAGGTACATCCACGCCAGCTTCGATTTGGTGTTTGATAGCCAATTTGTCTGGCTTGATGCTCGTCTCGTATTCGACGAATTCAGGAGGAAGCGCGCTGGCATCTATAATCTCTACTGACTTGGAAGGTGCGCGAACCGTTACCTGATGAATGCCCGCCTTAAGTGATTTCTTCCCTGCCGTTTCGAGGGAAGTGGCCACATAATCTTTCATGCTCGACACACGGTTTTCTGCGGCTTTTGCGCGCTCTGTAAGACGCTTGCTTTCTTCTTTCAGCGCCTCGGCATAAGCAGATTCGTTTTTGCAGACAGCAAGGATCTGTTCGACCTTTGCTTCCAGCTCCCACTCAATGCCATCAAGGGTGTCGGCTATCATTTCAGGCTCCATGCCTGAATCAGTCAGCTTTGCGAAATCATTGGCGATCTGGTAAAGAGCTGTCATTGCGTAACCTCTTCGAATTTTGCTTTGCACTTGGCATAGACGGCCTGAACCTCTTGTTGAAGCTGCATTCCGACCGTCATTTTGTAAGCTGCCTGGAAGTGAGTTTTGAGAGCATGCATATTTTTCGCCTGCTTCATGTCCTCACATAGTGACTGGATGGTGTTGATAAGTTCCTGTTTTGCGTTTTCTTCCGACTGGATGATTTCGCTTTCAGGGGTGTAGGGCATAACTGGCTCCGTGTATATGCCTTCGCTCTCGTTGAGCACATCGACGGCATTATCCAGTCGTTCAGCACGCGGCCAGTATTTATAGGCTCTCTTGACGATCGTCTTCCTGGCCATCTCAGACCAGAAGTTGATCCATGGGCCTTTTGGTGATGTTCCCGCTTTGCTCACTTTCCTGATTTCTTCTATCTCAGCGAGACTCATCTCTTCAGTGAGATAGTCGCCATCAGCGGTTTTAACTGTGCAGTAGCCACCGATAACGGCGCCGCGATCGTCAGGTGTAGCAAATGGGTTGTATTTGTGAGCTGGCGCCTTATCGAGACCCAGAGTCTCGTAGTCATCGCCAGCATGAACGAGCTTGCACTGACCCCATTTGATTACGCCAGCAGACTGGGCGATGTGCAGAAGGCCCATATAGCTGATATCAAGGCAGACCATGCCGTCGCGCGGAACCAGATAAGCGAGTTTGCTGGCAGGGTTGAGGCTTATGCCGACCGCTGCAACGTTGATGATCGCGTTCTGGGCGCTGGTGGGGTTGGCAATCGCCGTTTCTGCCAATTTTTGATTGCGCTGGAATAACTGGATAGCAAACTGGCATTCCTTTGCCCATGTCAGAGACTGGTCAGTTAGGGCGCCGACAAATAGCGGCTCCTGCTCCTTAACGAACTGAATCAGATCGAAACTCATAACCCCTCCTTAGAACGGGCAGCCGGTCCGGTGTTCCCAGTCGTATTCCGCCTGGGCGTAAGCAACTGCAGAAATGAAATCGTTGTAGGCCTCCCCAGCTTTATCGCTGCGAAGCCCTTCGTATGGACTGGAGTCAATCGGGACCGTGAAGTGGAAGAGGCCGGACGGTTCTTTTGGCATCATGTCGATGATTTTCTGCGCCCGGTCGTCGATCCACTTCTCTTTCTCGTCGTCGAGCTGCTGCTCAACCCAGCGCCGATCTTCGATTCGGTCGTAAGTGAGGTATGCGTTCATGGCTGAACTCCTGAAATTTGGATGTGCAGATCCCGCCCGCATTGAGCCAGGCCGATCGGTTGAATAGGGTGGTTAGTGCTGGATAGGGTTTCCGTGACCGTCCAGAAGAACGTCAATCACGCAGTTACTGAGGCGGATGATTTCTGCATCAGTGTGCAGGTACACCCATTTGCGCTCCTGAATCACTGCTGAGACGCGATATGTGCGCCCTTCATGCAATGCCACCATGCCGGGAGTGACGCACTGGCGAATGATTGGAGTGGTACCGTAGTGATGAATCATTGCTTGCCCTCCACCTGCTGAAGTAAGCCGGCGATGTGCATCTGCCAGCGGTTAAGTACCAGCTTTTCACGCGGTGCCGATAGCGACGTCAGTTGCCACTCGTTATCGTTGAGCTTTTTGGCGGTGTACTGCTTGCCGTTGTGGGTAACTGTCATGATGCCTCCAATCCAATGGCATCAGAGATAATCTGGAGTTTCTCAACTGAAACGCCTTTTCCGTTACCTACTGGCCTTTCCATCCAGTCGAGCGACACGAGTCGGCCGTCGTCGATAACACCGATATTGAAATCATCACAACCTGCTACTTCAAATCCGTGAGAAATTGCCACTTCACGTTTATCAAATCTTTCCAAATCTGAGGAATAACCAATGCCGTAACCGTGGTCGTTTGACCAGGCGTGCTGCTGGATAACGATAAATTTTTGCATAATCACTCCGGCCGTAAGCTGGGCTGCTGAACGTTGAAACAAGACTTCTGCGCTAATGGGCGGTGGATGGCCGCCGGTTGTCATAACTAAGCCGCCTCGGTGAAGCGACTGAGGTATGAAAAAGGCCGCCTAAGCGACCTTGTTTAATTCACGACATTGCCGATTGAGATTGTTGAAAACGTCCCGAAATATCGGATATTCATCCTTCTTAACTTTGCTCAAGTAGCGGTGACCGATGGTTCCGGTCTTTTCATCAAGAACAATGCGCCCGCCGCTCACCCCTACCACAAAAAAGAATCGTGGATGTTTTCGCCACTGCGATATCAGTCCATCATCTATCGCTTTCTGCATGTATGGAGGCAAGCTAACCATGCTGGCCCTTGCAATCTTCGATTCCTCTCGCTCTATAGCGTCCTTCGTGCGTTGAATGCTTTCTTTCAACGCACGTAGCGCATCACTCTGCTTATCCCATTTATTTAGCGTTGCGCGACCGTTGCGCTTGTCATTGAGTGGCTGTCCATTTGCCTGCGCCACGGTGTCAAAGTGATGCTGTAGCCTCTCATTAAACCGCGTCTCTTTCTTAGCGAGAGACGCTTTCAAAATATCCAGGCGTTTGCTCATACCCACCTCTCTGTCGTTACCCGCTGATGCGGGAGAAATGCTTTGATGGTGAAGGCCGGACGTTACCCCGGCGATGTGTTCAAGGTCGGACAAAACCGAACTCTCTGGGCCACCTGCCTGCCCAATCGTGAAATACGATGCGCTCACGTAGACGCTGTGCGTGTCACCGATTTCCCACGCCGCTTCACCCCAAAACATTCCCTGTATTGGTCAGCGCCAACTCCCTGCCAGTGTTGCCCGTTCTCACGCCGTTCTCGCTCTCGCGCGGGGATACTCTCTCACCGACCGGATCGCACCCGGTGATACAGCACGTTTACGTGTAGGGGTCTTAACAGGTCATTGACGCTGTAAATCTGCATGTTGTTAAAAAGCAGGCGACTTACTGTCCGCCGCTGGCTAACTTCGCTCAGCTGTCGATGTTTCGTTTCGATGGGGTAAATTTAGCGTGATGCTAAATTATGCGCAATAGCAAAATGCTAAATTGTTGGTGGGTTTTATTTAGCGTATTGATTAATAAGCGATTAAAAATTTACAGCGCAGGGATTCTGGACGTAAAAAAGCCCGCACGATGGCGGGCTTGAGGGGGTTTGCGTGAGGTTATGGGATGTTTAGTATTTTGGCATCAACCACAACGCCGATAATTTTGCAGTTCCCATTAACCTCTAGCATTGGATATGCGGGGTTAAGTGGCTTAAGGAAGCGTCTGCCGGCATCGATTACAAGCTTCTTAAAGGTCGCTTCGTTATCGCCTTCTAGCTTCGCTACAACCAGCTTTCCGTTGCGCGGCTCGACTTCAGGGTCAACAAGTATCGCTGCTCCCTCTGGTATGCTCAGGCCGGCCGGGGAGGTCATAGAATCCCCTTTAACGTCCAGCCAGAATGAATCTTCTGAGCAGTGAACAGTCGTGTCATACCAGCGATCTATCGCTCTTCGGTGATAAGGTTCTACAGCTTCCATCCATTGCCCCGCGCTTACCCAGCTGATTACAGGATAACTTCCTTTTGTCTCGTTCAGTCCTCGAAATGCAACGTTCGAAGGTTCTTCACTGGCGTGTAAAACATCCATCCAGCCAAAAGGCAGATCAAGCGCAGTTTCAATTTTGCGAGCCATCTTATCGCCGATATTGCGATGAGGGTTTGGTCCCAGTAGCTGGCTAAGCGCAGCAGGACTTGTCTCGATGAGCTCGGCGAACTGCGCCTTAGTCATTCCAGACTCGTGCTGGCGCTTCTCATACAGCGCTTCCAGGTTGGCTTTTCTGATTTCTTTATTTTCCATCCCTGCATTGTTACTGCTTTTAGCAAAATGATAAATGTGCAAATTGCTAAATGATGCTTGCGTAGTATTTAGCATAACGCTAAACTCCAAATCAAACGACTCACCCGGAGACATCAATGAGCACTGAACTACACCGCTGGCGCAAGGCCGCCACTACCGACGAATGGGCGCAGCTCGCAAAGTTGGCTAACACGACGCCAGGTTACCTGGACCAGATCGCCTACGGAAATCGCCGGGCATCTCCAGAAATGGCATCTGCTATCGAGAAAGGCACGAAGAATTTTCACCGCCAGGCTCCGGTCCTCAAAGAAAGCCTGGTATTCGCATCGCCGCGTGATACTGCGGCCTAACCACGAAAGGGAAAGCAATGCATTCACTTGCGTATCAACAAGGTAACAAATTTTCGCCAACGGCGATGATTTACCAGAATCGCCGGGATCCTGATTCCAAGGCGTTAAACATCGATGGGGTCCGCGCGGCTGTTCGCGCCTGGGCAGCTGACTGCCGCAGCCGTGAATTTGTCGCAGCGCTGATTGTTGAAGAGTGGCGGGCAACCGGCGGCACTGGTCTGGATATCCCCACTGACTCGCACCGCCAGATGCAGAAAGTGTTTCGCTGGATTGATGGCGACACCGAATACGCCGCCAACAACATTCGCCAGCTGGCGCCAGCAATCATGTCGGTCCTTCCGCTGGAGTACCGCAACCGCCTGGCGCCGCAGAACGACACGATGTCTCTGATCGCCTCTGCGATGAAAGAGTGTGCCGAAGCTAAACAGGCTGTGCTGCTGGACGCTCCAGAGCATCAGAAGCTGAAAGAGGTAAGCGAGGGTATAGCGTCGCTGTTCCGCCTCATGCCGGAGCAGGTAGGTCCGCTGATGACAATGGTGACGTCGATGATGGGGGTTATGTGATGGGAAGTATCAAAAACGGCGAAAGCCAGTCTGCTCGAACAGAACTGGCCTTCAGATGCAAATCGTGTGCACTCATTGCAGGAGGAATAATGGCAAAAAATCCACGCTATTACCATACCGCTGTACATAAAAACATAACCCGCGACCGCTTCATCCGCTCGGTTAACCCGATTGTGGCAGAGAAGATGCGCGCCATCCTGGAAGAGCTGAAACGTAAGGAGAGTGGCCGTGGGTAACGTATCCAATTTAGCCGAAGCCAGAGAGGCCAGAAGGCTCCAGAAACCGCGCACGAATGACGGCAAGGGGTTTGCCTTGCTGCACCGTAAAATTATGGATGTGCCGTTCTACAAGGACGCTGAGGCGGCTCATTTATGGGTTCACCTGCTCCTGCGTGCTAATCACGAACAGACACTGGTATCTACTGATGTTGGCGATGTGATCTGCGAGCGCGGAGAGTTCATTACCGGTCGAAACACACTGGCAATGGAAACGGGTTTGACCGCTGATCGCGTTAAATCACTTCTCCGTAAATTCCAGAATCTGGGCATGATCACCACCAAATCGAACAACCGTTTTACTGTTCTAAAAGTGGTCAAATATGACGAATATCAGTCAAATTTTTGTCCAGCCGATGTCCAGCCAGTGTCCAGCCCAAACGCAGTCGTACCAATGCCTGCGGAGGTGGAGTGTCCAGCCGATGTCCAGCCAGTGTCCACAGATAACAATATATTAAATAACTTACTACCTAACGGTAGTAAGTATGTCGCAAATGACCAGAAACCCGCTGAAGAGAAAAAGTCCCGTTTGTCATGCGATGAAGTATGGCAATGCCTGAAAGACGAACTGCCTGAAGCCCGGGGATGGAGATGCCTCACTGATGAGCGACGCAATCTGATCCGCACCTTCTGGGGTAAGGCTAACAAGATTGCCCGCAACCTGGACGGCAAGCCGATGGATATGGATGGGTTCAGAAGTTATCTGCGTTACATCGCTCAGAACTGCCGCTGGATGCTTGAAGACCGACCAGACCAGAAATCCGGGAAGACCTGGCGCCGCATGAAATTCGATAAGTTCCTGACCGAAAAGCTCTACATCGAAGTGCGCGAGGGGGATCGTGATGACCGCTGATTTCATGGCTGTACCACAAAACCTAGAAGCAGAGCAGAGCGTTATCGGTGGCCTGCTGCTGGATGATGACAACAGCGAGCGTGTTCAAAAAGTGCTGGCAATGCTCAAGCCTGAGTCGTTTTACATCCGGGTTCATCAGATCGTCTTTGCTGAATTACGTGACATGTTCCGAGCTAACAAGCCAGTCGATGGGTTGACGCTTTTCGACGCTCTGGAAAGCAAAGGACTTACGGAGCAGATCGGCGGTTTCGCCTACATCGCGCAGATCGCAAAAAACACACCGAGCGCTGCAAACATCGTGGCATACGCTGCATCAGTCCGGGAAGCTGCAATGGAGCGCTACGGTATCAGCCGCCTGACCGAAGCTACTGAGCTGCTGTATTCCCGCAACGGCATGAGCGCCACGCAGAAGTACGAGGCCATTCAGGGTATTTTCACCCAGCTCGCAGACCATTCAAAAACCGGCAGTCGCCGTGGGTTGCGGTCGTTCGGCGAGGTTATGGATGACTGGGTAGCAGATCTGGAGAAACGATTTGACCCTTCAGGCGAACAGCGCGGCATGAGCACCGGTATCCCGTCACTTGACCGGCTGCTGGCACCGAAAGGTCTGGTTAAAGGATCTCTGTTCGTAATTGGCGCAAGGCCAAAGATGGGCAAGACAACCCTGTATGGGCAGATGGCTATCAACTGCGCGGTTCGTGAGAAAAAGCCAGCGCTGATGTTCAGTCTTGAAATGCCAGGCGACCAGATCCTCGAAAAACTGGTTGGCCAGAAGTCGGGCATTAACCCGAGCATTTTTTACATGCCCGCTACGGATGACGCCGATGACCAGTACCAGGGCGACTACGACGGCGACTTTAAGAAGGCGATCGCCACAGCCGGGAGACTGAGTGAAATCGACATGCTGTACATCGACGACACTCCTGGCCTGTCACTGGCGCATATCGTTACCGAATGCCGTCGAATTAAGCGCGAGAAAGGCTGCGTAGGCATGATTCTGGTTGACTACTTGACGCTGATGACCGCCGAAAAAGCCGACCGTAATGACCTGGCCTACGGGATGATCACCAAAGGGTTGAAGAACCTCGCCAAAGAGCTTGGCTGCGTCGTCGTGCTGCTGACCCAGCTCAACCGGGAACTGGAGAAGCGAGTGAATAAACGCCCGTTGCCGAGCGATTCCCGCGACACAGGGCAGATTGAGCAGGACTGCGACTACTGGGTTGGTATCCACCGGGAAGGTGCTTTCGATGACAGCGTGCCGCCGGGAGAAACCGAGTTAATCCTGCGACTCAACCGCCACGGCAGTACCGGAACGGTTTATTGCAATCAGAACAACGGGGCAATTTACGACACAGACCAGCAGGCCGCCGCCGCAGAACGCCGAGGGCGTGAGCAGCAGCCGAAAAAGAAAGGGGGGTTCTGATGACCATAACAATTCGTGGGCAGATTCTTGCAGCCCTGCGTAATAACCCGGGCCTGAATAGTGCTCGCATTGCCAGCATGATCGGCATGACCACCAAAAAGATTTCCAGCCCGTTAAGCACGTTGTTTTCAGACGGCCTGATCGAGTTCGAAGGTAAGCATGGCCAGCGGTTGTATCGTCTGACCAGTTACGGCATGAAATACGCACCGGAAACCATACCGGCCATGCCGAAGGGAAATTCGAAGCTGGTGCAGCGTACAGAGGCAAACGTGATCTGCCAGGAGTGCCGCAACAGCGCGGCTATGAAGCGGGTATTGATGGTTTGGGGGAGGGTAGGGGTATGAGCGAATGGAGTGATTATCGCTTGATGGTTAGGACCATGGCGAAGGGTAACGGTGTAACGCTCATCAGCATCGCCAAGCACTGCGGCGTATCGAACAGGAAACTTAATCAGATTCTCCAGGCTGGGCCATCCAAAGAACAGGAAGAACTCATAGCCGAAGCTCTGGGGTGCGCAGGGTGTGACCTTGCGGAAATCCACAGGCAAATGGGCGAGTTATCAGACAAGTACGGGAGAGCATCAGCATGAAAAAAACATACGAAGAGCTTGAAGCCAGATGCGCGGTGCTGGCTGCGGAGAATGCGGGGCTGAAGTCTAAAGCCGCTGAACTGGTACATGAGGCGTCAGAGGTTTACTCAGCATACAACTCAACCATCACTGAGCCCGACGGCGATTTCATGGACATGCAGACTTTACAGGAAATGCAGTGTGTTAAAACCCCCGCCACCGACGCTTTCCTGGCTGAAGTGCGGGCGCAGGGTGTGGAGATGCTAAACACTCAATTCAAGAAGTGTACTGGAATGCTGTATGCAGATAGCGTCGTATCTACTGCCGAACACTTCGCAGACCAGCTTCGCAAAGGAGTGCAGTCATGAGCAACTCGATCGACGCGCACCTTACCGATGAGGTGATCAATGCAGCATTCGAAAACACGAATTTCGGCCGCACTGATTTCCGCACCATCCTGGCTGAAACCGTAATGAAACGTGCTGCCGGATTTCACTCTGGCTGGACTGCAACAACTATCTGCATGGGGCTTGGCTTGCTGAGCTCGAAGAACCAGAGTGCAACTAAGCTCGGGCTGACGTTCGCTTTCCATCACTACTACAAGCCATGCGTGCGTGAAGCGCTGATGCCAGTTCAGGAGGCCGCCCAATGAGCAACATCAACAAACAGGAGCTGCGTGAAGCGGCGGAGAGAGCAGAATCCGATAGTTGGGGTTATGATCGCGATGAATTCAATGAGGCTCTAACCCCGTCCACCGTGCTGGCGCTGCTGGATGAGCTGGAAACCGCAGATGCGCTGAATAAACATTTGGAGTTAGCAATCCGAAAAGCTGAGGGTTGTAGCGAGAAGTTAAGAAAAAAAGCAGAAGCCGCAGAGGAGCGCGTGGCCGAGCTGGAGGCGCGCGAGGTGAAGCTCCCGCAGCGCTACAGCATGCTTCATCGAACTGATTTCGACGAGCCGTATCAAGCGGAAATGGTTTATAAGCAGCATCAAGTGCTTGAGGCGCTGCACGACGCTGGCATCCGCATCAACGGGGAGGTCTAACCCATGACATTCACCAAAGAGCAGTTACAGCAAATTATCGAAACTGACCACGTTCAATGCGGTGAGGCTTCTTCGCTGGCGCGTATCGCGCTGGCATCGCTCGAAGCGGAGCCTGTGGCGTGGCTACTGTCAGGCGGCGGCGCAAAAAACAACGTCAGCTTCGATAGTGGCAATGCTTATGCCGACCCGCTGCGAGAAGTAACGCCGCTTTACACCGCCCATCCAGCGCCGGTATCTGTGCCCGCTGCGATGGAAATGGATGATGACTTTGACAGCGCGTTTGAACACGGAAAAGCTGTCGGCTGGAACGCCTATCGCGCAGCCATGCTTCAGTCGTTCGGTAATTCCGAACAACTCAACTCTCCGGTGATTCCGGATGGATGGGTGCTGGTGCCAGAAGAACCCACCCATGAAATGCTTGAGGCTGGTGATGAACAATTCGGAACTTACGATGTGTATCGCCGGATGATAGCGGCATCACCGCAGCAGAAGTGATCTATAATCCCCTCAAATAACCGAGGGGGTTTTATGTCTAACGAAGAAATGACTCCAGCAGAAAAATATAAAGCTTCAATGAAAAGACATAAAAAGTTCTGGAGGAAATCACAAATTGCAAATGCGAAACGGTTTGATGCTGGAGAGGTTGAATCTGTTGATGGTTTTAGATCTCCTTATGAGACCAGAAAGAAGAGAGGGAGGACTGCTGACTAATGTCAGACTGGAATATTGCTGCAAAGCCGCAGGAAGAACGTGACAAGGTTAATGTTGACCTGGCAGCCTCCGGCGTGGCCTACAAAGAGCGCCTGAACATGCCGGTTATCGCTGAGGTGGTGATGCGAGAGCAACCGGAGCATTTGCGGGACTACTTCCTTGAGCGCCTTAAGTTTTATCGCGAGAAGTCGATAACTTTACCGAAAGGTAGTGATCCCGATTATTTAAACAAGGAGGAAGTAAAATGAGTTTTGATTGCCTATTATTCGGAGCTGGACACAAGGGCACACCTATCACTATTGATGGTGATTTTGTTGAAAGAATTATGGGTCCTGTTGCTGAAACTACTAAAAAAGTACCATTTGAAGTTAAAAAATACATGGTGGGAGGCTTTACCTACGCTGTAGCTGAGCATCCGCCTGTAAGCTTAACGCCTGAAATTGTTGACGCGGCTATTACTGCATCTGGAATTCAGCCGCTCGATTGAATTGATTTTCCATAATCAACCGTCCATAATCATGTCATCGGAGTCTGAACAACTCCGGTGACTTCTGCGCATTTAAGGGGACTTAAATGCGACCACAATCTGAACTCCTCACCTTGTCACAGATGCAGAAATGCACCTGCGATTTCCTGCATTCTGCGTTACCTCTCGGAGGTGGCGTATGAAGCAGCACTACTGCATCGTTAACGACACCGTTAAAGAGAACCTCATCGCGTACATTCGCACCCTGCCAGTAAACCCTCGCGCACCGATGGTGGTCGAGGCCCGGGAAGAGACCCGCACAGACAAGCAAAATCGTTTGATGTGGCCGCTGCTGAAAGATCTATCTGACCAGGTTGTCTGGCACGGCGAAAAGCTGACCCGCGAAGAATGGAAGGACCTCATCACCGTTCTGGTGAATCAGACTCAGGACCAGGAGCAGAAATCCGCGCCGGGCATCAACGGCGGTCGCGTTTATTTCGGCGTCCGCACATCCAAATCCAGCAAGCGCTACATGGTCGATGTCATCGAGGCGATTTACTGGTTCGGTACCGATCGCGGCGTGAAGTTCTCCGAAGCATCCAGTAAGCGCATCGCCTGGGCGCAAGAGTGGAGGGCTTCCCGTGGGTAATCCTCTCGCACGCGTCATCACAAATCACATCTTCAACGTTCCGGCGCGCCGCAAGCGTAAGGCCGCGGTTAATCCGTCCGACATCCCGACCTTGAAAGGCTACACCGCCCGCCTGGTCGATCAGAAATGGCTGCGTCTCGCGGCGAGGAGGAAACGTGCGTAAGCCATCCCGCCGTAAGTGCAAAGTATGCGGTGAATACTTCGTGCCGAAATTCCATGACATCCGGATCCGCTGGTGCTGTCCGGAACACGGCGCAATCCTCGCAATGGAAGAGCGCGAGAAGGAGAAGGTGAAAGCAGCCGCTAAGCGTATCAAGGAGCAAAAAGAGACAGAGAAGGACGGGCGCAAACGCCGACAAGAAAAGCGCGAGTCACTCAAGTCTAAATCCCAGTGGGATAAAGAGGCTCAATCGGCCTTTAACCGCTACATCAGGATCCGGGACGAGGGGAAAGAATGCGTCAGCTGCGGCAATCCACTCATCGGCAAAAGCAATTACCTGACTGGCAGCGCCATTGATGCTAGCCATTACCGTTCGCGCGGCGCTGCATCACACCTCAAATTCAACGTTTTTAACGTCCACTCCGCTTGCACCCGATGCAACCGGCAGCTGAGTGGGAATGCTGTCGAGTACAGGATCCGCCTGGTTGAGCGTATCGGACAGGAACGTGTCGAGCGCCTTGAGTCTGATAACGAGCCGCGCCGGTTCGACATCCCATACCTGCAGCGCATCAAATCCATTTTCACACGCAAAGCCCGCGCGCTGGAAAAACGCCGGGCCCGCCGACAGGAGGCAGCATGAATCACTCCGACTTCCTGCGGTACCAGGCCGAAAGCGTTAAGCGCGCAAACCTGCCGCCAGTAGCAAAGCACAGCCAGACCAAAACCAACCAGCCACATAAGGAAGCCGCATGAACAGTCAGCAACTGGAATACGTACGTCAGCAGCTCATTGTGGCGACCGCAGACCTAAGCGGGGCGACGAAAGGGCAGCTGGTAGCTTTCGCCGAGAACGCGCAATTCACCGCGACGGCGCGCAGCCGGGGCCGAAAGAAAATCACCGACCCGGCAACCGGCCGGAAAGTGAACCCGGACGGTCCGGCGATGAGCGGTAGCCAGTCCCGTGCAAAGGGATCGTCAATCGCGCTGGTTGGGCCGGTGGAGTTCGGTACCGCGTCATGGCGCCGCGCTGTCCTGTCGCTGGAGGACCACCAGAAAGCCTGGCTGTTGTGGAACTACAGCGAGAATATCCACTTCGAATACCAGGTGGCGGTCACCAAGTGGGCGTGGTCAGAGTTCCGTGAACAGCTCGGGGCGAAGAAGGTGGCGGGCAAGACGATGGAGCGCCTGAAGAAGCTTATCTGGCTGGCGGCGCAGGACGTCAAAGCTGAACTGGCAGGGCGTGAGACGTACGAATACCAGGCGATGGCGAAATTGGTCGGGGTAACTCCAAAGAACTGGTCTGAGACGTTTACGGACCGCTGGGTGGAGATGCGCCGCATCTTCCTGCGACTTGACAGTGGTGCTTTGTTGCAGGTTACGCGATCACGTTCACAACAAAAGTCGAAAAACTCAGGGGCACTAAAATGAAAAATATTGACCAGCGCGCATTAAAAGAGCTTCTAAGTTATGACGAGAAGACGGGCGTCTTTACATGGATTAAAAAACGTCAGAATGTAATAGTAGGAAGAGTGGCGGGGCATATAGATAGACTTGGTTACGAGAGGATAACCATTTCAGGGAAAATATATCTCTCCCATCGTTTAGCATGGCTTTATGTTCATGGATATTTTCCTGAAAAAGAGATCGATCACATAAACCGAATAAGAAATGACAACAGGATTGCCAATCTAAGAGAGGCAACCAGCCAATTAAATTCCCTCAATACTGGCATTTACAAAAACAACAAATCAGGCAGCAAGGGTATTTACTTCAACAAGAAAGCCAAAAAGTGGCAGGCTCAAATTCTTGTAGACGGAAAGCGCGAGTACTTAGGCCTCTACGATGATGTAAAAAGAGCCGATATAGCATTTAGACTTGCTAATCACTTCAGGCTTGCAAAACTGGATTGAAACGCATATATTTCATGTAAATCTGATATCGTCGCCATAGCTTCGCAGGTCGACAAAGAATTAAGAGCCTCGCCATTGTGTGGGGCTTTTTTATTTGCGGTACGCCGCACACAGAACCCACTACCTGGGACCCTTCGGCCAGAGAGCCGACATTGCCTTACCCTCACATTGCCAGCCTGTCGCTGGCTTTTTTATTTGCGATGTCCGGTCGTTGTTTCCTGGCATCCTTCCACTCTACACAAACAGCACCCCGTTCTTTCGGAGGTGATATGGCTAAACGTATGCAAGATAAAGAAAGCATTGCCGGAGTGTCATGGCTGATTGTCCTTGCTCTGTCATGCTGGGGCGGCCTGGTCCGATACCTTATTGACGTTAAGCAGAACAAAGCCACCTGGAGCTGGATCAACGCACTGGCGCAGATCGCAGTGTCCGGATTTACCGGTCTCATTGGTGGCCTGATCAGCGTTGAAAGTGGTCTGAGCCTATACATGATCCTGGTTACTTCTGGTATCAGCGGGGCGATGGGGTCCGTGGCACTGACGTACTTCTGGGAACGACTGACGGGGATGAAGAATGCAAACCAGTGATAAAGGCATTGCCCTGATCAAGCAGTTCGAAGGCTGCAAACTCACCGCCTACCAGGACAGCGTCGGCGTATGGACGATCGGCTATGGCTGGACTCAGCCTGTTGACGGGAAACCAATCCGCGCCGGGATGACGATTAAGCAGGAAACAGCAGAACGTCTGATGAAGACCGGACTGGTCAGCTACGAAAGCGACGTTTCCCGCCTGGTTAAAGTCGGCCTGACTCAGGGGCAATTCGATGCCCTGGTGTCGTTCACGTATAACCTCGGCGCCCGGTCATTATCAACATCGACTCTTCTGCGAAAACTCAACGCCGGTGATTACGCTGGCGCAGCCGATGAGTTCCTGCGCTGGAATAAAGCTGGTGGCAAAGTCCTGAACGGGCTAACCCGTCGGCGTGAGGCGGAGCGCGCTCTGTTTCTGTCGTGATTAGCGCACTGGTTAAGCGTAACTGGCTGCAGTTGCTTGTGGTGGCCGTAATTGGCGTGCTGGCGTTATTCGTTAACCATTACCGCGACAACGCCATCACCTACAAAGACCAGCGCGATAAAGCGACGGTCAGGGCCGACACATCTGAGGCGATCACCAACAACGTGATCACCACGATGAACCTCATCCGCGACATCTCACAGGCTACCCAGAATGCAAAGAACGAACTGGCCAAAAAAGGCGAGACGCGCATTGTCTACATCAGGCAGGCGCTTGAAGGCGATCCGTGCGCTAACCAGCTTGTTCCTTCTGCCGCTGCTGACAGCCTGCGGGAATACGCAGACAGTTTACGTTCCGGCCCCGGTGGTTCCGATAAGCGCTGACCTGACAGCAGACACGCCGATCCCAGGAATGGCGGTTCCGTTCACGTGGCAGGCAAGTCTGGAGTTGAACGCTCAGCTCTATACGGCGCTAGGGCAGTGCAATCTGGATAAGGCGGCAATCCGAAAAATCGAATCCTCCCGACAAGGAAAGAATGCTCAACCCCAATAAGGCGGTGATCTGCATCTTGCTGACGGGTAAGCCGTAAGTGGCTAAGCACTTCTGAGAAGCAGGGCAACAGCTGCGACAAGGCAAAGAGGTAATCATGTCAGGCATCTACAACATCAAACTGACGACGAACGACGGCGGCGAGTACACGGGCAAGATGTCACGACGTCAGCCTGAGCTGGTTAACGGCTTTGTGCCGCTGGCGACGGAAACGGGACAGTGGCTTTATTTCGCTCCTGCTGATGTAAAGCGTGTGGAGTTCACACCTGTACCGGAAGAGCAGACCGAACAAACAACGGAGTAACGAATGGCAAGTCTGACAATTAAGCAAGAGGCTTTCTGTCAGGCATACATCGAAACAGGTAATGCTTCAGAGGCTTATCGGACGGCGTATGCTGCTGACAAGATGAAGCCGGAAGCAGTACATGTTCAAGCCTGTAAGTTACAGGATAACCCTAAGATTGCCCTAAGGCTTAAAGAGCTTCAGGGCGAGATTAAGCAGCGCCATAACGTTACTGTCGATTCGCTCCTCGCTGAGCTCGAAGAGGCGAGGCAGAAAGCGCTTAGCGCCGAAACTCCTCAATCATCTGCAGCTGTTGCGGCAACAATGGGCAAGGCCAAGCTGGTTGGACTGGATAAGCAGATTGTCGATTACACCTCATCCGATGGAACCATGACTCCGAAGCCGACTGTCATCCAACTACTCCCCGTTGAGCCGAAAGCATGAGTAACGCCGTTCAACTTCCGATCCCCGCCAAGCTTGCGCCGCTGTTCACTGCGGTGAATAAGCGTTATCGATGCTCTCACGGTGGGCGAGGCAGCGCGAAGACGCGCACATTTGCGCTGATGACCGCCGTAAAGGCGTATCAGTCGATGATGAACGGTGAAACCGGGGTGGTGCTCTGCGCTCGTGAGTTCATGAACTCGCTGGAAGAGTCGAGTATGCAGGAGGTGAAACAGGCGATCCTGTCTGTCCCCTGGCTGGCTTCCAACTTTGATATCGGCGAGAAGTACATCCGCACCATCGACAAGAGCGTCAACTACGTGTTCTGCGGCCTGCGGCATAACCTCGACAGCATCAAGTCAAAAGCGCGCATCCTGCTTTGCTGGGTGGACGAGGCTGAATCAGTAAGCGAAATAGCCTGGCAGAAGCTGAGCCCAACCGTTCGTGAGGAAGGTTCAGAGATTTGGGTCACGTGGAACCCGGAGCGCGACGGTAGCGCCACGGATAAGCGTTTCCGAAAAGAGGCAGGCGACGACTGCATCACCGTTGAGATGAACTACACGGATAACCCGTGGTTCCCTGACGTGCTGGAAGGTGAGCGACAGAACGATCAGCGCCGCCTCGACCCGGCAACATACGCGTGGGTTTGGGAAGGTGCTTACCTCGAAAACTCTGATAAGCAGGTGTTGGCCGGAAAATACCGGATCGCTGAGTTCTCGGAAAGCCTCTGGAAAGAAGCTGAGCGCCTGTTCTTCGGTGCCGACTTCGGTTTCGCCAAAGACCCTAACACGCTGGTGCGTTCGTTCATCCTGCACAACCGGCTGTACATCGAATACGAGGCATACGGTCAGCAGACAGAGCTAGACCACATGCCAGAGCTGTACGACACGATTCCAGGCGCGCGTGACTGGCCCATCAAGGCCGACTCCGCTCGACCCGAGACGATCAGCTATCTCAAGCGGCAGGGCTTCAACATCTCGGCTGCCGAGAAATGGCAGGGGAGCGTTGAGGACGGCATCGCCCATCTCCGCGGCTTTGACGAAATCATTATCCATCCCCGCTGCAAGAACGTGGCGCGCGAGGCCCGCATGTGGTCGTACAAAACGGACCGCATCACCGGGGAGGTGTTGCCGAAGCTCGCCGATGGCTATGAGCATTGCTGGGACGGTATTCGCTACAGCCTCGACGGACACATTAAGCGCAAAGGTCAAATGGCCGGGATGATGATTCCAAAGCGCCTGCAAGGGCGTTAAACTGAGTAATAAGTGGCTAGGGTAGCTCCCGAAAAGCGGCATCGTCACCGCCTGCCACCAATTAATTGACGAGCAACTGAGACGAGGTTGTTATGAGCAAAAAAAGAATTGGGGCACGAGCCAAGAAAAAACAGCTTGAATGGCAAGAGATTCGCGCCTCTGTTGAGAGATTGACCAATGCGCTAATGGATGCCACAAACAACCAGAATATTGAGGCATTCGAATCAAAACCTAGCATCTTCATTGCAGAAGAGCACTTCGAAGACCTGAGAAAATTCGGTAAGTGCAAATTAACTTGCTGACGCAAAGAAAATCCAAACAGGCTGCCATTCGGCGGCCTTTTTTATTGCCATAAATCCACCACCGGACAATCCATGAATGACAAATTAACTCTCGCCGTCAACCATGCGTTGAACGATGCCAGGCTTGCTCGCGCCCGTATGGGGCTGCTTAACCCTTCGATGGGGCTGGACGCCAAGCGTAATTCAGCGTGGTGCGAATATGGCTTCCCTGAGCAGGTAACCTACGAAAACCTCTACGCACTGTACCGCCGCGGTGGCATCGCTCACGGTGCTGTAGAGAAGCTTGTAGGCAAGTGCTGGCAGACCAACCCGGGAATCATCGAGGGTGATCAGGCAGACAAAAAGCGCAAAGAAACCACCTGGGAGAAAAAGTCCAAACAGGTATTCACCAACCGGTTCTGGCGCTCATTTGCCGAGGCGGATCGTCGTCGCCTTGTCGGTCGTTATGCAGGCATCCTTCTGCACGTCCGCGATGAAAAAGACTGGAACCTTCCGGTTACCAAAGGGCGAGGGTTGCAGAAGGTTTCCGTGGCATGGGCCGGATCGCTAACGGTGAGCGAGTGGGACACTGGGCTGAACTCGAAGACTTACGGTCAGCCGAAAATGTGGCAGTACGCCGAACGCTTGCCGAATGGTTCAAGTCGCCGCGTCAATATCCACCCCGATCGCGTTTTCATCCTTGGTGATTACTCAGACGATGCTATTGGCTTCCTTGAGCCAGCTTATAACGCCTTTGTAAGCCTGGAGAAGGTAGAGGGCGGGTCTGGTGAGTCATTCCTGAAGAACGCCGCTCGCCAGTTAGCTCTTAGTTTCGACAAGGAAATCGACTTTGGCAGCATTGCATCTATGTACGGCGTTAAAGTAGATGAGTTGCAGGATAAATTTAATGACGCTGCACGCGAGATGAATCGCGGAAATGATGTGCTGCTTTCTCTCCAGGGGGCCAGCGTAACCTCCCTCGTTTCTCCGGTTTCTGATCCGTCTCCAACCTATAACGTAAACCTGCAAACAGCCGCCGCAGGAGTTGATATCCCGACGCGCATTCTGGTTGGTAATCAGCAGGCCGAGCGCTCCAGCACCGAAGACCAGAAATACTTTAATGCTCGTTGTCAGTCGCGACGCGTAGACCTCTCTTTCGAAATAGAGGACTTCTGCGACAAGCTTATCGATCTGCAAATCGTAGACTCAGTCAGCCAGAAGGCTGTTATCTGGGATGACCTTAACGAACAGACCGGTACTGAGAAGCTCACTAACGCCAAGACCATGGGCGAGATTAACCAGACCATGCAGGGCAGCGGCGATGAACCCGCGTTCACCCGTGAAGAGATTCGCACGGCTGCGGGCTATGACAATGATGACGAAGAGCCTTTAGGAGAAGAGGATGGCGACGAAGAATACGAAGCCACCGATTCTGCCGCGTAACTATCAGGATCCGACCGGGGCCGATGCGCTGGAACGCCGGGCAATGAAAGACTTCGCCAGGCGGATGAATAAGATTGGCAAAGCGTACAAATCAGCACTCGACAAAATACCTTCCTCACTCGCAGTAAACGCCAGATACGAATACCAGCTAAACCCAACGCTACTCTCCATCATCCTGAACGATGCCAGTTACCTGGTTGATCAGGTGCTGCTTGAAGGTGGCGATTACGACCTGTGGTTTTACGAGTACATCGACCTTGCTTCGGAGAAAGGGACCGGGCAGTCGTTCTACAACCTCAGCCAGCAATCCCCGGTGTACGCTGCTGGTCGTGAGTCGTTAGCGTCCATCCTCGCAAGCGACCCGTATCAGCAACGCATGGCGCTGGTGCATGCGCGTGTGTTTGAGGAAATGAAGGGGCTGACAGCTGACGTTAAACGCGACATGGCGCGCGTGCTGACTGATGGCGTGGGCCGTGGTCTCAATCCGCTGGATATTGCCCGCAACCTGACAGACCAGACAGGCATCGAGAAACGCCGGGCGAACCGGATAGCACGCACTGAAGTGACTACCGCGCTGCGCCGGGCCAAGTGGGATGAAGACCAGGAGGCGAATGACCTTTACGGCCTTAAAACGCTGCTGGTTCACATCTCGGCTCTGTCACCGACAACCCGACATACCCACTCAGTGCGCCATGCCCACCTCTACACCAATGAAGAGGTCCGTGACTGGTACAGCAAGGATGGCAACTCCATCAACTGCAAATGCATCCAGCAGTCGGTGCTGGTGGATGCGGACGGTAATCCGGAATACCCGGACACCATCACGAAACTAAAACAGGAATATAAATCGATGCAGGCGCGCGGTTACGCCTGGGCGGAGAAATAACTCATGAAATTCCAGGTAAACCACGAAGCAAAGCGTCCAATCCCGGCACCGAAAAATGGTGAGCATATTCAGGTCAACATCACCACGAAGGTGAACAGCCAGTCAATCCGGCGAGAAATGTACAACGGGCGTGAGCACCTGGTGCTTCCGAGTTACACGCTACCGGCGAACGTCGTCATGAATGGCGGCCTGTACACAGCGGAAGAAATTGACGCGCACTATCAGGGGCTGGAGGGCACGCTGGCGCCGCTTGGGCATCCTCAGGTTAACGGCCAGTTCGTGTCTGCATTCTCCCCGGAGGGTATCAATACTGGCCATATCGGCGCGTGGAACCGCAACGTTAAGAAATCCGGCAATCGCATCTACCTCGAAAAGTGGGTTGATGTGGCCCGCGCCAGCGAGTCGGAAGGCGGAAAGGAGTTGCTTGAGCGTGCCGCTGCCATTGAGCGCGGCGAAGACGTTCCGCCGATTCATACCAGCGTCGCCGCTTTCCTCGACCAGCTTGAACCAAACGAGCAGCAACGCGCCACCGGCGCTGACTGGGTAGCCAAGATCTACAGCATGGACCACGACGCAATCCTTCTGCACGAAGTCGGAGCTGCAACACCTGAGCAGGGCGTTGGCCTGATGGTTAACGCTGATCTGGCTCAGCCGCTTAAGGCGAACTCTGGCGCGCTGGTGGGTGAATCCTACCGTGAGCGCGAACAGCGTCTTGACCGCGCAGCCAAAGCAAAGTTTGCATCGGGCCCGGATGAATACGCCTGGGTGGCTGACTTCACTGACTCGCAAGCGGTAATCATCCGCAACGGCGGCACCGCCGAGGTCTTTGGCTACAAGTCTGAGGGCGGCGTTATCGCCTTCGACGATACCGGCACCGCAGTAGCGCGCCAGGAGTCGTGGGTCGCAGTCGTAGCTAACAAATTCAAAGCTCTATTCACACCGCAGGAACAGCCTGCACCAAACCACAAAACGGAGGGCGACATGCCTTTAACCAAAGAAGAACTGGAACAAATCGGCAGCATGATCGGCCAGGCTGTTGCGACCAATACCGAAGCGGCTATTAAGCCTCTCGCGGAAAAGGTTGATGCGCTGCAAGCCAATCAGAATCAGCTCGCGGAAACCCTGACTGCTAACACCCGCGCTGAAGAGAAGTCAAAGCGTGAGGCGGTTGCCAAGGTGCATGGCGACATCGTGGCCAACGCGCTTTCTGGCGATGCCCTGGACGCAATGTTCAAGTCGCTGGGTGAAGCTGCGCCGCTGGGCACCAACAATGCACAACAGCACAAAGAAACCGGCGCACCTGCCGCAGATGAACACTTCAAGTAAGGAGCCGGAATAATGCCACGTTATCGTCGCGTTAATATCGACGGTCAGTCTCTGTACAAGACCGAAACTCGCACCACGGCCGCCGCGCTGCTTCCAGGCACCGCCGCAACCATCAACTCATCCGATAAATTTGCTCAGGCTACTGCGCTGACCGGCCGCCTGTACATCATCGATGTCGGTTACCACCAGGGTCTGACTATCACAGAGGCAATTCCTGCCGGTGATTCAGTTGTCGGCAACTACGTCGAAGAAGGGCGTGAGTTGGCTCTGCTGTGCGTGCCTGGGGCGTACAAGAAAGACAGCCCGATCAAACTGGGTACGGCTGGTCAGTTTACCCTGGCAACCGATGACACTGATTCAGTGATCGGCTACAGCCAGGATGAACACACCATCGCAGCCAGCACCACCGACTTCATTCGCGTGCGCATGCGCGTTGGCACTGTCGCCGCAGCTGGCGCGTAACAAAAGGACAAACACATATGTACTTCTCTAAAGAGACGCTGGCGACTAACTCCCGCCTCGGCGGGCACTGGAGCGAGCTGTGGGCAAACCGCAACATGTGGAACCTGCAAAACGATTCCATCATCGCGGCTAACCGCGCAATCATGACGCCTGACATGCTGGCTTGTAACGCTGTTGGCGGTTTCTCCCGTGACTTCTGGGCTGAGATTGACAACCAGGTGCTGCAGCTGCGAGATCAGGAAGTTGGCATGGAAATCGTGAACGACCTTATCGGCGTTCAGACGGTGCTGCCGGTTGGTAAAACCGCCAAGCTGTATAACGTTGTTGGCGACATCGCCGACGACGTGTCAGTAAGCATCGATGGCCAGGCGCCGTTCTCCTTCGACCACACTGACTACTCGAGCGACGGCGACCCGATTCCGGTGTTCACTGCTGGTTACGGTGTTAACTGGCGTCATGCTGCTGGCCTGAACTCTGTGGGCATTGATCTGGTCCTGGACTCGCAGATGGATAAGATGCGCAAGTTTAACCAGAAACGCGTCAACTACTACCTGAACGGCGATTCAAAAATTCAGGTTCAGTCCTACCCGGCGCAGGGCATCAAGAACCACCGCCACACCAAGAAGATTAACCTCGGCTCCGGTGCCGGTGGCGCGAATATCGACCTGACCACCGCTGACATGACCGCGATCTTTGCGTTCTTCGGTAAAGGCGCATTCGGTACCACCGCACGCACGAACAAAGTCGCCGCATACGATGTGATGTGGGTTTCTCCGGAAATCTGGGCTAACCTGGCGCAGCCGTACGTGGTTAACGGAGTTGTGAGCGGCACTGTACTGCAGGCTGTGCTGCCGTTCGCGCCGGTGAAAGAAATCCGCATGAGCTTCGCGCTGACCGGTAACGAGTTTATCGCGTACGTTCGTCGCCGTGACGTGATCTCCCCACTGGTGGGCATGGCTGTCGGGGTTGTTCCGCTGCCGCGTCCACTGCCAAACGTTAACTACAACTTCCAGATCATGTCTGCTGAAGGTCTGCAAATCACCGCAGACGATCAGGGCCTGTCTGGCGTTGTCTACGGCGCTGACCTGGCGTAAGGAAACAGCATGGCTAAATACGAAGTTGTGCGCCCATGGTTCGGCGTGAAGGTTGGCGACGTGGTGGAGTTGAAAGAGCTTCACCCGGCGCTTAAGTCTAACGTCCGACTGATGAAAGGCGAGGCTGGTGGTGAGCTGAATCCTGCGACACCTGATGCCGGTACCGGTGAGAAGTCTCGCAAAGAGATTATTCAGGACCGCCTCACTGAGCTGGGCATTGAGTTCAAAGGCAATATGGGCGCTGAAAAGCTCAGTGAGCTGTTACCGGATGGCGAACTCGAAAAGCTTTTCCCTGCCGAATAACAGCCGCCGCTAAGGCGGTTTTTTTATGCCCCGCTCCGGCGGGGTATTTCACGGAGTCGATAATGGTAACTCTCGAACAGGCGAAGGAGTATCTGGAGAGCCAGGGAATTACCATTCCCGATTTTGTTCTTCAGGCTCTCGTCGACCAGGCCAACAGCATTCAGGAGTGTCTTGATGCGCATTATCCGGCATCGACCGCGCTGCTGATTCAGCTCTATCTGCTGGCGCTTATGGGGCTCGGGCAGGGGGATAAATACATCTCCAGCCAGACAGCTCCGAGTGGTGCGTCTCGCTCGTTCCGATACCAGTCGTTCACCGATCGCTGGAAGGCCTCGGTTAACCTGTTGCGGGGGCTGGATAAATACGGTTGTGCCACTGCTCTTATTCCTGCCGACCCTACCGCCACCCCGGCATTCGCTGGTATCTGGATCGGTAAGGGCGGCTGCATGTGCGGGGATAAGTGATGACGTACAAATCAGTTAAGCACGGTCTGCCGCGCTCGTTCACCCGCGTCTGGGTGATGACCGACACCGGGCGGGAGACTACCGGTTACGTGAAATCGGATGGCGAGTGGTTCATCAACTGCCCGCGCATCCGGGCGACTGGCGCGAAGGTGCTGAGGTGGAAGGAGTGAAATATGGCGACTGTAACAAACATGGTTAGCGCGTTGAATGTGACGGTCATTTTTCGCGTTGCTGGAGAGGTTAAAACCTTCAGCGAGACAGTGGTTTCACCAATCGTCATTGTGCGATATTTGCAGCTGGAATGCGGTGATGTCATAGGTCTTTTCGTGCCGGTCGGTAAAGGCCAGCAGGTCAATGCGCTGAATATCGAGTGGTTTGAGATTGAGCGCATTCCGGCGCCGAAGGAGTAACGCGTGTCGAGTGTTGCAAACTGGTCATATACCGCCACGGCGACTATCTGGCGAAAGCTGGAAGGTAATGACGAATACGGCGATCCGCTGGGCTATGCCGAGCCTGAGCAAATCCTCTGTGATTACGAGGGTGGGCTAAGCAAAAAACTAGCCAGCCTGGGCGCTGAAATAGTCGTGAAGAATACCGTCTGGACGGAGTTCGCGCTGGCGGCCGCAGGTGATTACTTGCTGATTGGAGTATCGACCGAAGCGGACCCGGTTGTGGCCGGTGCTGACGAGGTTCGGCAGGTCATCCGTTACGCCGATACGTTCGAGCGCCTTGCGGATGATTACGCCATCATGACGGGAGTGTAGCCATGGGCATTAAAGTACGTGGCGTTGCACGTGTAGAGCGCAATATGAACCGCATTCTGAATGATATTCAGGGTAGAAAAGTCATTCGCGCACTCCAATCGGCGATGATTATTGGGGCGGCAAGAGCGGCCCTCTACACGCCGATCGACACCTCAGCACTTTTAAACAGCCAGTTTCGCGAAATCGTAACTGATGGGGCGGTAATCACCGGCAGGGTGGGTTACTCAACCAACTATGCCGTTTATGTTCATGATCCGGCTAACCCGCAGAGGTTCCGACGTTCAACGGCTAAAAAAGAATTCCTCACACTTGGATTTGAAGAGGAACGTTCTGCAATCGATGATGTTGTGCGTAAGGAACTTTCACTATGACACCAATGATGCACGAGCGGGTCAGAAATTTGTTCGGCGACGCCGGGTTAACGGCTGGATTTACCGTGCAGCAACTGATGTTCGATGACCCGGGCGACCTGTCGAAAGCCGTGATGGTTTTCAGGCCGAACGGCGGGGCTAATATCCGTAACGATCTCGGCTCTGAGTATCACGTCCTGGTCGACGTAGTCGGAGCGAAAGATAAGCGCAAAGACGCGCTTAACGCCGTCCAGCGCATTGTTGATTATGTCCAGGCCAACCCCATGGCTGACGAGTGTGTCGGCTACATCCAGAACATGGGCGCAATCCCGCCCCCTGTGCTAACAGAAGAAGGGCGAATAGTCTTCCGATTGCAATTTGCATGCACGTTTGGCGACTAGCCATTCCCAACCAAATAACCCGCTCAGGCGGGTTTTCTTTTATACGTCAAAGAGGAGTTTCACATGGCTAATTGCCAGAACTCGAACGAGCGCCTGTTCGGCGGTGCGGTCGTGCTGGAAGTCGCCGATGGCTGCCCTGACGTCAAGCCACTTGAATCTGAGTGGATGGCGCTGGCTGCCGGTACGTCTAAGGGCTTCGACTTCAACCCGAACTCGGTTACCTCTGATGCGGATGACGGAGGCGGCTATGTCGAGACCATCATCACCAACAGTGATTTTACCCTGAGCTTTGAAGGCGAAGTGCGCAAGAAGGACAAACTGGATCAGTACGGTGTCGGCAAGTTCATCAAGTATTTCGCTGATGAGCTGAAGGCCAAGCGCCAGCCTGGTATCTGGGTGCGCATGGACTACGGCCCGGTCGAATTCATCGGCTACATGAACATCACGGCGCTGAGCTCTGACGGTGGTACCAACGACATCGTCACGTTCTCTACTGAGTTCAAAGTCGGCGATGCGAGCACTATCGAAGTGAACGAAATCACTGCGGTTGCGGTGACTGGCGTGACGGTAACCCCGACAACCAGCACCGGCACGGCAGGCGGTACCAGCACCTTCACGGTGAACATCGCACCAACCGGCGCAACCAACAAAGATTTCACTGTAGCGACTACCGATGCGACCAAAGCAACGGCCACCGCATCCGGCAACACCGTTACCGTGACGCGCGTCGCCACCGGCAGCGCGCAGATCATCATCAACACCGAAGACGGCAACTTTGTGGCCGTGCATACGGTTACCGTTACGTAACGGACATTCCAAAGGGCGGCGTGCTGCCCTTGATAATGACCGCTAAACGGAATTGACCCATGATCCCATTAAAAGAAATTGGCGAATTCCTTATTGCTGCTGGCGAAAAGGAATACTTTTTCCGTCCATCGTTTATCAATATGACTCGAATAGGCGAGCCAAAAGATATCGTTACTGCTTTCTATGATCTTCATCATGATGAAGTATCAGATCTTATAAGGTCGGCCATCAATGCCTATGGATTGGTGCCTGAGTGGCTCATTCAGCATATAAGAACAACCAGTTATGGGAAAAAAGCAATAATGGCTGCAATGACGGTGCTTTCATCCTGTTGCGACACAGACGTTACCCCATTGATTGGTGAGCTACGCATAGCCAAAACCAAAGGAAAGCCATTCAAACTCCGGCATGGGGCAATGGATGAGTTTGATATGGTTGTGATTGCGCAAGCACTAATAACGCACGGCATTATTGGGAAAGCCAGGATAAGAAAGCTACAGCGCCATGAGAATACCAGCACGACATCTGAATTTAATGCATTCGAGTATATCAGCGCAGCCAGAAATCATTTTGGTATGAGTCGGGATGAGGCGGAGCAGCTTACCATGACTGAGTTTCAGTATTTAATTGCTGCCAAATACCCGGACCAGAAAGGATTTACCAGGGAAGAATATGACTCAATATCAGAGGATTATTTAGCCAAAAAAGCAAGAAGAGTGTCGATGGCTCAGCAGGCGGCATGAGCTGTTCATTACAGTAACCTCGCTCAGGCGGGGTTTTTTATTGCCCGGAGATTAGATTATGGATGGTACTGTCAGCGCTGGAACGATTGTTTATGAAGTTGACATGGACACCGCCGGGATCCTTCAGGGACGCCGGGATATTGATGCCGCGTTGAATGGGCTCAACGGTAGCATGGGTCGTCTTGAGGCGGGATTAAACCGCACTGAGCGATCCCTGTCCTCGATTGAAGGCACTATGTCCAGCTTAACTGGCGTCGCGAAAGCGCTCATAGCAGCTCTTTCTGTCCAGCAGGTTGGCGCATATGCCCAGGCATGGCAGGACCTGAGTAATAAACTGGCAAACGCCGTCAGGGATTCCGTACCTCCTTTTGAGACCTTGGCTGATGTCACCGAGCGTGTTTTTGATATCTCTCAAAAGACTCGTTCAGGTCTCGATGCCACGGCCACTCTCTATGCACGTCTCGAGCGATCAACACGGAGTTATGGTGTCAGTGTTGAGGACATTACCAGGCTGACAACCATTATTAACCAGGGCTTCGTGGTCTCAGGGTCAACAGCCGAGGAGGCAAGCAACGCAATCATTCAGCTTGCTCAGGGGCTGGCGTCCGGAGCTTTAAGAGGTGATGAATTTAACTCTGTGAACGAGCAGGGTAACCGGCTCATGATTGCTCTTGCTGACTCTATGAATGTCAGCATTGGGGCGCTCAGAAACATGGCTGCAGAGGGCAAGTTAACCACTGATGTGATCGTGAATGGGTTGCTTTCTCAGGGCGATAAAATTGGACAGGAGTTCGCTAAAACTACTGCAACGATCAGCCAGTCTCTTGAAATTGCCAACAACAACATCACGAAGTTCTTTGGCGAGAATGCCACTGTAAAAACTGGCGTCAAAATATTCAGTGATTCAGTTATTACACTCAGTGAAAACCTGGACGTTCTCAGCGCTACTCTGACCATTGTTGCAGGTGTTATGGGCGCGCGATATGTCGGCGCTCTGACCATGGCCACCTCTGCGAAAATTGCAGATATCGCAGCATCTCGTCAGCAGGTCGTAGCAGACAATCAGACGGCACAGGCTGCTTTGGTTGCTGCTAATTCTGTTCAGCGTAAGGCTCTTGCTGATAAAGAGGCTGCTCTATCTTCTCTCGCGCTGGCCCAGGCTGAATATAACGTGGCAAAAGGTAGCGCTGCAGAGATGCTGGCAATGGATGCTCTTGTGGCCGCAAAAACACGGGCTACTACCGCATCTCTTGCTCTTGCGGAGGCTGAAACTGCCCAGGCTGCAGCGTCGGCCCGTGCGGCGACAGCTGCTCGTGCAGCGTCCGTTGGTATCGGAATGGCTCGCGGTGCGCTTGCTCTTATAGGTGGTCCAGCTGGGGCGGCTATGCTTGCTGCCGGAGCTATCTTCTATTTCTGGCAGAAAGCCCAGCAGGCAAAAGAGGAGGCTATCGCCTTCGCTGATGGTCTGGATAAGCTAAATTCGTCAATGACGTCAATGAGCAACACCCAACTGCGCGGCACGATTGCAGATGCCAATAATTCTATACGAGCCCAGAAGGAGGCTGTAGCAGACCTGCAGAGTGAAGTTGACTCGCTGAGAGACAGATATCAGAACTTTACCCCGGCGGCGCAGGAAGTTGCTGAATCTATGGGGCAAGGTGCGGATTTCGCTCGTCAACAGGCTGAGGTGTCTGATGAGCTGGCTCGCAAGACGCGAGATCTTGAGGCCGCAAAGGATAAATTATCCCGGACAGAAGAAACCGCGTCAGAGGCGACTCGTACACTCACGAACAACATGCTTACGGCGATGGGCGTTCATGATCAACTCATCGAAAAATCCTGGTCTCTCGAGCAAGTTCAGGGGGCGGTAGCGAAAGCCTTTGGTGATACAGCTGATGAAATAAACCGGGCCAATCAGGCAGGGAAGAATTTTGATCCGAAAGCACTGCAAATTTCTCCGGCCACGAAAGAGGGCGATAAGCTTATCCTCAATCTTGAGGAGCAAAACGAACTTCTTAAAATTCAGGATGAGCGACAAAGAGCCGTTGTTAAAGCTCAAATGCAAGCCGCCAAGGTAACTGATAACAAGAATCAGATATCATCAGCTGGAAAGCTTGCGGGAGAAAACTACGACCTGCAAAAGGCCGAAGAAGCCAGAAAAAAAACTCAACAAGAGAGTGAGCAACAGGGGAAAAAATCAGCGTCTTCTGCTGAATCTGTTGCTCAGAAGCTGGCTAACCTGAAACAGCAAGCAGAACTGGCGGCGGGGTCAACTCAAGAACTCAGCAGAGAGCAGGCCATATTACGTGCTCAGCAGTCACTGGGAAATTCTGCAACCAAGGAGCAAATCAAAAAGGCCGGTGAATATGCAGCAAAAGCATGGGATGCATCAGCGGCAGCCAAAGGGGTTACGGAAGCACTTAAGGCAATGCCTTTGCAGGCGGAGAATAAATCCTACGCCGAATCCATGCAAAATCTGAAGGCCGCACTGAACGCTGGGAAAATAGATCTCAAGGAGTATAACGCTGCCACGGAGAAAATGGCGCTCGAGCACCAGAATAACCTCGCCAAGATTAACGCCCAGGCCGCAGTCAATCCGGTAGCTTCTGCCCGAGCAGAAGTTGACCCGGTACAGCAACTGGTGAATGAAAATAACCAGAAGTTAGCCCTGCTGCAGCAATATCAGCAGCAGGAACAGGCGATACTCCAGCAAAGTTACCAAAAAGGGAAAATAAATTACGATCAGTTCGTTGCTGCAAAGGCAGCTACCGATGCCCAGTACCTTGCCTTAAAGACTGCGCAGGAAAACCAGTTCAATGAGCAGATGACAGCCGCTCAGTGGCAATTGCTCAGTCAACAAGGCCTTGGTTATGAAATGCTGACAAGCGCGGTGGATGCGTTTTCAGGTAATGCATCCAATGCGTTAACCGGGCTGATCACCGGAACGATGTCAGCGCAGGATGCTATGCGCTCACTCGGTAACACGATGCTAAATAGCGTGGTAAATGCGCTAGTCCAGGTTGGGGTAGAGGCCCTCAAAAACTTCATTATAGGGCAGACATTGGGCGCAGCGGCTACTGCTGCTGGAGCATCTCAGGCTGCAATCTTGGCTACAGCTTGGGCTCCTGCCGCCGCCATGGCGAGTCTCGCTTCATTTGGGGCAAACTCAGTTCCTGCCATGACCGGAATTGCTTCAACGGTAGGCCTGGCACAGGGCCTTGCTTTAACCGGTATGCGTTACAATGGCGGCCCGGTGAATGCAGGAGGTCTTTATCAGGTCGGTGAGCGAGGGAAACCTGAGATTTACCAGGCCAGTACCGGTAAGCAGTACATGATACCGGGCGACAACGGCAAGGTGATCAGCAATAAGGATATGCAGGGTGGGGGAGGCATCAACGTTGTCTTAAATGTTCAGAACTATAACGGTTCATCAATAGATGCGCAGGCCAGTTCTGACGGCAATGGCGGCGTGACTGTGGATTTAATCGTCGCTGACCTGAACAACGGCGGGCCAATCAGTAACGCCATAACCAGCAACATGAACGTTAAACGCACGCCAAGAGGGCAGGGCTGATGCCAATTATCGACTATCCCGACTGGCTGCCGCTGGCGCAGAAGGCCAGCAAAAACATGACGCTCGATACCGGGTTCCAGACCGATCAACCAGCGGTCGGCCCGGCCATCTTCGAGAATCAAACCGACGACCTGAAAGTGACCTGGTCACTGACGTGGATCTTCACTCTGGCTGAGGAAAGAGCATTCCAGCAGTGGCTACGCAGCCCGAACTATCTCAACCGGGGACTGAACTGGTTCCGGATGAATATCAACCTAGGCGGCAGCGGTCTCCAGCAGCAGGAGCTTCACTTCACTCAGATGCCGGTGCAAACCAGTATCGACGGCGGGGTGGTGACCTGGACAGGAACCGTAATTGCCAACCATCTGTATAACGCTGACGACGAGTTTGACGACATCATTGTTGAGCTGCCTCCGCCGTGGGATTCGTGGCTGGATATCGTTGTCACGGGTTATCCGGACGGGCGCGATCCGGAATCACTACCGAGGGTGCCGTAATGCCGAGCTTCAGGGAGTATAAGCAGCAACGCCCGACGCGCGGACTGTACGACACCATTACGTTCTACCATCCATCCTTTGGTTACGTTCGCCTTGTCGATAAGCAGTTCTTCCCGAAGACGCTCGGCGGCCAGACGTACACACCCGCCCGTTTTGAAATCGAAGAGAGCCAGCAGAGCGGTACGCCGGTGATCGACGCTACGGTGAAGTTAGGGCGTCTGTCGTCTGACATCAAAGCGCTGATGAAACAGTGGAAGGGTGCGGCCAGGCTGACTGCCATCACGGCCACGCGGCAGATCTTCGACAGCGGCGATGTGTCGGTGCCGATTAAGTCGTGGCAGCTCTACGTCAAGACGGTGGATATTGATGCCGACGCCGCATCGGTCACTCTGTCTGTTACCAACCCGCTAAACAACAACATCGGAAGGCTCTATGACCCAACGGAATATACCGGCCTTCAGTACCTCTGATTTTGTTCGCAAGGTGATCGGCGTGCCGTGGGATAACCGGGCCTGCTCGTTCGAGAAAGTCGATTGCTGGGGGCTGGTGGTCCTGTATTACCGTCACGTCCTCGGCATTGAGCTGCACCAGACGCCGGGTTACGAAGCTGGGGAAGATTTCTTCACCTGCTATCAGGGCGACGTCGTCTTCTGGCGCCAGGTCGATAAACCGATCGAAGGCGGGATATTCGTCGGGTACCGAGGCGCGCAACCGGCACACGTTGGCCTGGTACTGAACCGGCAGGCATTGCACTCGCGCGGCGAGAACGGAAGCGTTCGCATGGACTCGTTGCTGGTCATTCAGCGAGCATTCACCAAAGTGGAGTTTTTCGAATATGGCGCTGGTTGAGATATCGAACTTTCCAGGAACGCCTAAGCTGCGTTGCAGGGTGCCAAACGGCACCCTTTTTTATGACTGGCTGGCGGCCAATGACGCTACTTTTCACCGAGATCTGCTGATCGTCCGAAATGGCGTTAAGCTGGGCGACGATGACGAGCTGGCGTTTGAGCTGAGTGAGCTGGACCACATCCAGATATTCGACCAGCCGAAGGGCATTGTCGGCGACATCCTCAGTCCGATCTTCAAAGTGGTTGGACAGGTGTTTTCGTTTCTGGCTCCGAAGCCGGCAATCGCGAACAACGGCGGTAATACCGTCGACTCACCGAACAATAGCCTGACTGGTCAGACAAACACCGCGCGCGTTTACAAGGCCAAGCCAGACATCTACGGACAGATTCGTTCGTTCCCGGATCTGATTCAGGAATCAGTATTCGAATACGTTCATCAGACGGCTACCGACGGCGGCCTGAAGTACGTCACTGAGTGGATGTGCATCGGGATCGGCAAATACGATTACGAATCTGTGCGCTACTCAGAATCAAGCCTTGGCTCTCTGGCCGGTGCAGAATTCCAGTTCTTCCAGCCGGGCGAGGTCATCCCGCAAATCGTCGAGGGCTACGGGTTTGATGACGTCGACGGGCAGGAGGTGCCTGGGCAGAACGAAGCCAGTGACTTCCCGATCGAAACAGCGACTGCAAACACGGTGGTCAGCGGCACGTATTCCGGCGGCCAGATAGCGATGAAAATCGTGAAGCAGGCAGAGTTCGATTACTTCATGGGCCTGGTACTGCCGCACGCGGTTACCTTCACCATCAACGTGACGTACAGCACCGCCTCCGGCAACGTTACTACCGATGCAACATTCTCCGGCACGCTGATCTCCGCCGTTGAAACAAACGACGGCGCGGTTGTTGACCCGGTGCGCTGGTACACGTTTACGATGAACCAGCTGGAGGGGCCGCAGGATATCCCGGCCAACGCGACTATTAACACCACAAAGTTCATCCTCAACGATAACGAGGCGCTGGTTGTGGGGCCGTTCTTCTCCCCTGTCGAGTCAACGCAACTGTGGTTGCACACGCAGTCCAGCCTCGGCGGGAAGAAAGAGACCAACTGGAAGGTTGTCATCTGGAAAATCGACGACGACTACAACCAGGTGCCGGGAACGCAGCAGACGTTTACGTACCGGCAGACGACGCCGCACCAGTCGACGAGTGAGGTATTTTATCGCACTGACAAAATCACACCGTCCGGCGGTTTCGGGAAATACGCGGTCAGCTTCCAGCGCACGGATAACTCCGGTGACGCGTCACTGCTGAAGGTCGAAGAGATCCACAGCATTAACATCCGTACGAATGTCGTCCACCCGACCGACACGCTGGTGCGGGTGAAGGTGAGGGCGACAGAGAACGCTCTGGGCAGCCGTGAGCGCAAATATAACGCGCTGGTGACGCGCCACACCATCACTTACGACCTGGACACGCAGGCAGTGGATTACACACTGCGGCCGTCGCGCTCGTTCGCTGATGCGGTTGCGCACACCTGGCTGATTATGGGCGAGCAGCCGGTAAGCAGCATTGACCTGTACGGGCTGTATTCGATCGCTGAAAGCCTTCCTGATGAGCGCCTGGGTTACTTCGACTACACGTTTGATGACGAGAACGACTCGCTGGGCGACCGTGTGCAGGCGATCTGCAATGCGGCGTCTGTTGTGGCGTACTGGGACGACGGCGTGCTGACATTCACCCGAGATCAGAAGGTTGACTACCCGGCGGCGGTATTCAACCGGGCCAACATGAAGACGGACGAGTACAAAATGACGTACGAAGCCACGTTGCCTGGTGGTTATGACGGTGTGCAGGTGTCATACGTCCACCCGACCACGAACAACAAGACGTACATCAACTACCGCGTGCTGAACGGCGCCATCGTCGAGCAGGAAGCTGAGAACCCTAACAAGCTGGAGATCGTCGGTTTCCGTAATGAGTACCAGGCTCGGGAGCGCGCGCTGCGCGAAACGAAACGTCTGATTTACTCCCGGGTGAAGATGAACGCCAAAGTGTTTGAGGACGGCATTATCCAGGTCGGCAGCGTCATACAGATGCCTGACATCTACGACAGCAACCAGCAGCAGGGTTACATCACCGGACGCTCCGGGAATAACTTTGATACCAGCGAGCCGATCACGTTTAACGGCTCGATGTATGTGCTGGTTACCGACAGCCTGGGTAACCCAACTCCGCGCTATCCGGCCACCGCCCGTAGCGACACGAAGTACGGATTCACCGCGGCAATACCCGACATTCAGCTCAATATCTGGAACGGAGACACTGTGCAGCTCCCGTCGCGCTACCTCATTGCGACGGTGGAGGAACTGGACAGCCAACTATGGACAGTCAACAGCATCAAACCGAACACAGATAACACGGTATCTCTGACCGTCGCGGAGTACAGCGACGCCATCTACTCATAAGACCCATCCCGACTAACCAGACCCGGCCACTGATCCGGGTTTTTTTATGGAATCAATATGGCTACGCAACCTACCAATCTGCCAGTACCAAGCGAATCTCCTCGCGACCTGAAATTCAACGCAGGAAAAATAGACGAATTTGCAACCTCGCTTGCTATGCAGTACATCGATCGCTTCGGTAATGCTCATTTCACTATCGAGGGTCTCAAGCAGCTTGCTCTCAAGCAGATCTACAATCTCGGATGGAACCCAGTCGGTACATTTCAGGGCGGGGCCATAATTACAGCGGCTGGCGATATCATGCAGGATGAGTCAACGGGAGTCTGGTATCGTTGGGATGATCTTCAAACGCTTCCAAAAACCGTTCCTGAGAACTCAACACCCGATTCAACTGGCGGAACCGGTGAAGGTAAGTGGCTTGCAGTGGATGTAAGTGACGTTCTGCGCAAGCAGCTCGCTGGAGATGATGGCGCACTCCTTATCGGCAACTTTGCCTCATCAGCAGGTGTTATTTCTGCAAAGTTGTATGGCGTGAAAAGTGGCATTGACTGCGCTCCAATCATTCAGCAATTGCAGGATTTATCAGAGTCACTGCGACTGCCTATCGATTTTAGTGGGATAGCAGAAATCCGCTTCACAGGTCGAGTTCAGATAGGGGATTGGTTCCATTGGAGGGGGGCAGGAAGGTTTAATACGGTAGTCAAGCCTCTATCATTGACACGAACAGAAGTTGGCACCTACGGCGATGGCGTGTATGCATGGTTTAGCAGGAAAGACCCAACGAAAAGCTTAGATTTCGCGATGTGGGAGGATATGGGCTTTGATGGTCAATATCAGGATGGCTATGAAATAGGGACAATTGCGCCGCAAAAGATGATTATAGCCTTTGCGTGGCATTTCAAAAACACAGCGGTCGGACGAAACATTACTGCTTTACGGTGTCACCTAAAGAACTGTCCGCATGAGGGATGGCATGGGTACACTACTGGTGGCGGTCAGATAGACGGAATTAATTACTTAGAATGCTCTTCTGAAGGGACAGATCCGCTTGTTACATCAGTAGGATTTAATGCGTTCAAATGTATGAATGGATCAATCGATTCGCCTGGCCCATATGGCACGTATACCATCAGGAACATCATTAGCCGCGGAAACACATCATTTGGTCACAGAACAATGAATGATTTTAAACGCGGATGTGAGAGATGGACTATTGAATCTTGTCAAACTAATGATATGAATGATTGCCACCACTCAACGGATGGTTCACGATTTGGGACTTTTACAGGAAGCAATATAGGGATTCAGACCGGGATTTCAAAGAGCACTAAAAATTACTTTGAGCTACAGTCTGAAAACGTATCAATTATAGGTGGGACTTATAAAGCCGCTCCAGGTACTAGTCAAGCGGGGCAAGCTGGAATTTTTATAGCTGACTATAAATACCCATCAGAGACTAATTACCACCAGAGCAAAAACATTATCATTGATAATGTCAACATATCTAACGTTAACCAAGGCGCGGTAAGATTAAACAATACAGCCAATGTAAAAGCTGGAAATGTTACCGCGGAGTTTTGTAATGGCGCGGCTGTTTCTTGGGAGCTAACTGCTGGCCATATTGATGGCACAACACTCGTGGAAATTGTACCTAGCAACAATCAGCAAGGAGACGCAGCAACCAGAGGGGATTAACGGAGTTAAACGTTGCAACTGGCCATAGTCTGGCGATTACGGGTGCTGTGAAAAGTGCAGGATATTTCTCGAGGGTTGGAACTGGCAATGTGGTGTACCAGGCTAATAAGCCTTACACTGTTATGAATCCTACTTATCGAAACAATGACCGGCTCTTAATAGGTGTTACTAGCACTGCTCCAGCTAAAACTGATTTTGCAACACCGCCAGTATCAGTTCCATATGCATTCACCTTGAATGATACTAACACAGCATCAGTGCAGGGTCTGTCTGTAGGGAGGCTCGCCGCCAGTACTAACGGTTGCGTTTATTTTGAGGTTTTTGTAATCCAGGGAACGGCAACATCTGCCGCCGTTATATTCAGGGAATTAAACTCATCAGGAACGGCAGTTGCTACAACATATTTGAATGCTTATATACCTACATCATGGTCGAATAGGTCATACATCTACAAGCCTACAAATGCAGGTTGTGTTGCGGTAGAAGTGCTTTTGGCTCCTGCCTGCGATACTTCAGGGACGGTAACATTAACAGGAACAACTAGCTTTGCTGACGTCAGGCTAAGCGACATGCCTATTTAAAAAGGCCCGTAAGGGCCTTTTCTTATAAAATCGTGTATTCCTCGGATCTTTTATTGGTTATCGTATTGAATATTCCAACTTCAATCCTTTCTATATCTGAAATATCTATGGCTGGTATGTCTCTATGCGTATAAGCATTCCCATCTATGCTGACGGTGAATGTGCCAACATCGGCAGGGATGTACCCTGATTTTCCGCGAAGATATATATGCATATAGACCCTGTCACCTTTTTTTGCGAGCGGGTAAATTGGTCCAGAGAACTGCATCACCACCACTCCCTTTGACCCAAGCGCTTCGCTGTAGAAACCTACCCATTGCAGTTTTTCCTTTCCATAGAAGGTTAAGTGGGTTTTGATTTTTTTAGCCTTATGAATTTGAGAAAAATCGAAGCCAGGCGCAAAACGGTCTATCTTTGATAAACCATAGAATTTAGCCATATCAGGGCTATGGTAAGTATCAAACTTATCATTCTCCTTGACCATTTTGGGGAAGTAAAAAGCTGGTATTTTTACCTCTTTTTCTCCACTATCCCTTGCCTTGGCTACCATCTTGTCTCTAATTTCCTCCTGCCCATGAGTAGCTATCATCGCTTTGGTGAAAAGGTAATATGAAGGAATAAAGTATGCTGCACAGAAGATGGCTATGCATGTCATCAGTCCTGCTTCAAATTTACCAACAGCCTCAAATGCGTCAACCAGTACAAAAGCCAATGCAATAAGCATGAAGCAAAGACCACCATTCATGGAGCGTGGCGGAAACACGGGAGAACCAATAAAAGCAGCATTGGCGGCAATAGCACCAACAATAAATGCAGTCATGTAAACAGATGTGCTTTTACGCAGCGTTCCACCCATGGATGCGACAATAATTGAAGCAATCAACACAAGATAAACCGGCCAATACTCTGCCATTGCCTGCGGGAACCTGTCGAAGAATTGAATTTGATACTTCTGCATGAAGCTCATCGAATTCCACTCAACAAATGTTGCTGCTCTGGCTCGGTTTCCTGGTGAAAGCAGAAGTATGGCTGCACCAATTATCACCCCAGACATCGAAGAGATAATCACCGATCTGTTTGCCTTCTCGTAAATAAGTACGAATGCAGACAGAAACACCACAACGGCGCCAGTATTTTCATTTGAGCAACCTGCCATCAATCCCAATATGAATAATGCAATAACGTTTGTTTTTTGCGCTCTGATTGATCTCAGCAAATAAACAAAAAAAGCCGCTATAAACATGTTGGTCCACATGTAGTTTGCGGAGCCAACTATCCAGAATGATGTTTGCCCAAGATTTGGGTTAGCTATCCAGTACAGGACAAAAATAAAAGCAGCACGTAAGCAGAAATGCCATTTAGAAGCAACTTTTATTACGAAAGGAATTGATGAAATTAAAATGATCAGTAAAGAAAATGCCATGCTATTCAATGCTGCATAGGCATAGCGAGGGAGTTCGCTCATCATGAACGCCCCCATGAAGTTAGCTACGAGCCTACCAGACCATTGAAGATAAAAATAATAGTGAGTTAAAGGTGATATACCTTTCATCATGAAAGAGTAATCATCGGATTGCATAGGCACATACACTGACGGTATGAGCACAATAAGAAATATTACGAAGAAACATGCTAGCTTTTCATAACCGAAGAGTTTCAATTATTTCTTCTCCTTCAAAATGTAGCGTGGACGCTGTTTGACTTCCGTATAAATCCTACCAATGTATTCACCTAGCACACCTATGCCAATCAACTGAATACCACCCAAGAAAAGTATAGAAACCAGAATTGATGGATAGCCTCTAACTGGATTGCCAAAGGCAAGTGTATCTATAATCATCCATGCGCCATACATGAAAGAAATTCCTGCTACAAATAGTCCAATGTAACTCCACATACGAAGCGGGAATGTTGAGAAGCTAGTGATTCCTTCAAGTGCCAGATTCCACAACTTCCATCCGTTGAATTTAGTATCTCCAGCAACTCGCTCTGCTCGCGCGTACTCAACAACATCAGTGTTACCGCCGACCCATGAGAGCACCCCTTTCATGAACAAATTACGTTCTGGCATTAACTTAATATTTTCGACAACATCGCGCGACATTAATCGGAAATCACCGACGTTCTCCTCAATCTGCGGATTGCTAATCTTGTTGTGTAGCCTATAAAACCACTCCGCAGTCTTGCGCTTCATCCTGCCGTCTGTCGAACGGTCGGAGCGCTTGGCCAAAACCATGTCGGCCCCGGCCTGCCATTTCTCTATCAGATGCGGAATGACCTCAATTGGATCCTGCAAATCAACATCTATCGGGATAATAGCTTCACCGCTTGCATGGTCCAGGCCTGCAAACAGCGCGGGTTCTTTACCGAAATTGCGGGTAAAGGAAAGAGGAATGACAAGCGGATCGGCCACAGCGAGCGCATTTATTATTGATTCTGTCGCATCTTTACTGCCGTCGTTAATGAAGACTATTTCTACTTCATGCTGTCTAAGACCTTCAAATTCCCGCACCGTTTTGTAGAAGATTGGAATTGCTTCCTCTTCATTAAACACCGGAACGACCAGAGAAATTTTCATTTCGCATCCCTAAAGACAATGAACTTTGAATAGATAAAGCCGCACACCAGACTGATAGCGGAGAAAATGATGAGAGTTATGATCGGAGCCATGTCAGACTTATCTGCACACCATCCAACAATCGCGCTAAGCGAGCCCATGAATCCCACATAAAGCATGTAGCGCAGAGTGGTTGTCGAGGACTTAAACGTGAACCTGGCGTTTGCAAAGAAGCTAAACGACACTGCCACAACGAATCCGGCGAAGTTCCCAAGCGCCTGACCTGTATGGAATGCGTAGATGCAAACGGCGAACACAACCCAGTGAATGAGCGTGTTGATAACACCTATTGATGTGTACTTGGCGAATAACTTTAACATTATAAAAATCAGTGAATTCGGAAAGGTCTGAAGTTTAGCACCACTGTGCAACTTGATCGACTCTCATGTTTGACGATACTGTATATAAATACAGTTGTTTTGGAGGGGCCATGGAGGCAAAAGCTCAGCGATACAGGCTTGAACAGTTATGTGGCGTTAACCGTTACTCATGCCTGGTTGAAACGTCAGGCGGTTATGCGCTTTTTCAGCCTGATCTTGTGCCATCCAACGGAACACGCGTGCTGGTGCATGCGTTCGGACAACTACAGTTCGCGGTCGTTATGGGCGGTGCGCTCATCACAGAAGACGGTGAAAGCATAGAAGGTGATGCTTTAGATGAAGTTGAAGTTATGGGTGTGGTGACCTTCTTTATAAATGGCGCAGCGGCGTTCACAGACGACAATCCGGTGATGTGATGTTTGCCCTGGTCGATGTGAACTCATTTTATGCCAGTTGCGAGACGGTATTCAGACCAGACCTGCGCGGGCGGCCTGTTGTCGTTCTGTCGAATAATGACGGTTGCGTAATCGCACGTAGCGCAGAAGCAAAGGCTGCCGGGATCGCGATGGGTGAGCCGTTCTTCAAGCAGAAGGAGTTGTTCCGGCGCGCTGGTGTTGTTTGCTTCAGCAGCAACTACGAGCTCTATGCAGACATGTCCAGCCGGGTAATGACCACGCTGGAAGAAATGAGCCCGCGCGTGGAAATTTACAGCATAGACGAAGCCTTTTGCGACCTGACCGGCGTAAGAAACTGCCGTGACCTGACTGAATTTGGGAAAGAGATCCGCGCGACTATTTTACAGCGGACGCATCTTACAGTCGGCGTCGGCATAGCCCAGACCAAGACGCTGGCGAAGCTGGCTAACCATGCTGCGAAAAAATGGCAACGGCAGACGGGCGGCGTGGTCGATCTCTCAAACGTCGACCGGCAGCGAAGGCTACTGGCGCTTGTTCCTGTAGAGGATGTCTGGGGAGTTGGCCGGCGCATCAGCAAGAAGCTGAACGCTATGGGCATCAAAACGGCGCTGGATCTCTCAGAACAGAGCACGTGGATTATCCGTAAGCACTTCAATGTGGTGCTGGAGCGAACGGTCCGGGAACTGCGCGGCGAGCCATGCCTGGATCTGGAGGAGTTAGCGCCGGTGAAGCAGGAAATCGTATGCAGCAGATCGTTTGGCGAACGCATTACTGACTATGAGCAATTGCGGCAGGCTATTTGCAGCTATGCGGCCCGTGGAGCTGAGAAGCTGCGCGGCGAGCACCAGTATTGCCGTTTTATATCCGCCTTCGTTAAGACCTCTCCATTTGCCCTTAATGAGCCGTATTACGGAAACAGCGCATCGGTAAGGCTGCTCACGCCAACGCAGGACAGCAGAGACATCATCAACGCCGCGGTAAAGTGTCTGGACAAAATCTGGAAGGACGGTCACCGGTACCAGAAAGCGGGTGTCATGCTTGGCGACTTCTTCAGCCAGGGCGTGGCTCAGCTCAACCTGTTCGACGACAGTGCGCCTCGAGCTGGTAGTGAGAAGTTAATGGAGGTGCTGGATCACATGAACGCAAAGGAAGGAAAGGGCACGCTCTATTTTGCCGGGCAGGGTATACAGCAGCAATGGCAGATGAAGCGTGAAATGCTTTCTCCACGCTACACCACCCGGTTTTCAGATCTTCCTGTGGTTAAGTGACGGGCGCTATAAGTTCTGGTCCCTGATTCTTCACATTACCCACGGCGCGCGTAACGGCATGCCAGATAAACTTGTCGGCGGGCACTGCCCCGTCGGCTATTATCTCCTCAGCTTCTTTCCCACCTACATCCTGACGCATCCATTCCCTTGCAGCTTCCGGCGACAGAACCAGTGGCCGACGGTCATGAATATCGACCAGTCCTTTGTCAGCAGCAGATGTCACGATCAGGAAACCCTCTGCTTCATCGCCGCGTTCAAATGGCGTGCTGCCTATCGCCGCCATGAATATCGGCTGCCCGTCGGCCCGGTGAATGAAGTAGGGTTGTTTCTTGTCGCCCTCTTTCTTCCATTCGAACCATCCATCGGCAAAACAGATCGCCCGGCCATGCTGCCAGAGAGGTTTGAACATGCGGCTCGTGGCCGCCGTCTCGACGCGCGCGTTAATCAAAGGCGCTTTATCCCACCACCCGGGCGCGTAGGACCACAGAACCGGATCGAGATGTAACTGCTCATCGCGTTCGCTCAGTAGCAGCACTTTGGTTCCTGGCGCCACGTTGTACCGGCCAATAGGTTCCGGGTCATATGCAATATCGCGATCGCATTCATCGGCAAGATATGCCAAATAGTCTTCACGGGTTTTTGCTTGTGCAAAGCGTCCACACATAGAAACCTCCAGTCAGTCAGACTGAAAGTATAGGGCAGGGAGAAAAAGTAGCGCGCGCTAGTTAAGTCTTACAATCGGATCGGTGGGGATTATGCTGATGGTATGGGAGGGCGTAAAGCAGCGTGTTACGAAACTGGAAGGAGCTACGCAAAGTTGAGGCGATGGGGCATATATGGGGCATGAAACAGCACTCGCTCTAAGGTGAACTCAGACGACTGATGTTTTCTACGACTATAACCATCTGTTATTTGGTGCGCTCTTGGACGATCTTTGTCGATTATGAAAAATGTATGCTCATGTGATGGGGATGCAGGTTTAATCAATACCTATCTTACGCTGGCAGCCTGATGGCTTTAATGCCACAATATTTTTTTCTTCGCATGCAGGAAAGATGATGAAAAAAGTAGCAATTGTGGCTGCGATGCTGACGTTAGCGGGATGTGTTCAGGTTGATAACTATCAGGAAGTGATTAAGCACCCGGTACCTTCGCAACTGGCAGGTTACTGGCAGTCGAAAGGGCCGCAGAGCGCGATGGTGAGCCCGGAAGCGATCGCCACGCTGGTGGTGACGCCAGAGGGGGATACGCTGGATTGCCGTCAGTGGCAGCGCGTTATCGCGGTGCCGGGTAAGATCATGCTGCGTTCAGATGATTATTATAACGTGACGCGTAAGCTGGATGTCTATCCGCTGGAGCGTGATGGGGCGGCGCTGGAGTATGACGGTATGGAACTGTACAAGGTTGACCGTCCAACGGTGGAATGCGCAGATTACCTGAGCAAGAATCCGCTGGAGAGTAAGCTTCCGTAG